TCGCCTTGCGGGCCGGTAGGTCCCACGTCGCCTTGCGGTCCGGTAGGTCCCACGTCGCCCTGAAAGCCCTGGTCGCCCTGCGGGCCGGTAGGCCCGACGTCGCCCTGAAGGCCCTGGTCGCCTTGCGGGCCGGTGGGTCCCACGTCGCCCTGAAGGCCCTGGTCGCCTTGCGGGCCGGTAGGTCCCACGTCGCCTTGCGGGCCGGTGGGTCCCACGTCGCCCTGAAGGCCCTGGTCGCCTTGCGGGCCGGTAGGTCCCACGTCGCCCTGAAAGCCCTGGTCGCCCTGCGGGCCGGTAGGCCCGACGTCGCCCTGAAGGCCCTGGTCGCCTTGCGGGCCGGTGGGTCCCACGTCGCCCTGAAGGCCCTGGTCGCCTTGCGGGCCGGTAGGTCCCACATCTCCCTGAAGGCCTTGGTCGCCTTGCGGGCCGGTAGGTCCTACGTCGCCTTGCAGGCCCTGGTCGCCTTGGGGGCCGGTGGGTCCCACGTCGCCTTGCGGCCCCTGGTCGCCTTGCGGGCCGGCAGGTCCCACGTCGCCTTGGAGGCCCTGAGCGCCCGCGACGCCTTGGGGGCCCTGCGAACCCGCGACGCCTTGGGGGCCCTGAGCGCCCGCGACGCCTTGCGGGCCCTGGGCGCCCGCGACGCCTTGGGGGCCCTGGGCGCCCGTGGCTCCCCGAGGCCCCTGGGGTCCCGTGCCGCCGCCCGTGGTCGTGCCGTAGTCGTTGAACACGGTCCTTTCGGTGCGGTTCATTCCTGCCTATGCATAGTATTTTAAAGACGCCCCCGTGTGGTACGTGGCAATGCTCGTCGTCGCGGACGAGTTCCTGACGAATGCCGAGCCGTGCGCGGCGTTCGTCAGGACGCTCAATTTCAGCGTGCGCGGGAACTACCCCGGCAAACGCACGCGCGGCTACGCGAGCAGCGCGTGGATTCCTCTGCTCGAAAAGCTCGTGGGCGAGAAGATCACGTACTTTGACACGTCGCCGTGGAGCTACAACGGCGCGTTCCAGGTGTGCACGGCCGCGGACGGCGACAGCTGGATCCACGCGGACGCGACCGACTGGGCGGCGGTGCTGTTCCTGACGCCGAACGCGCCGATCGACGCGGGCCTGACGCTGTACCGCCACGCGCGCACGGGGCTGCTGGGCTCCGACGGCCGCCGCGACGCGCTGGTCGCGCTCGCGGACGCGCGCACGCCGGGCGCGTGGGACGTCGCCGCGACCGTCGGCAACGTCTTCAATCGACTCGTGCTCTTCCGCGGCAGGCAATTCCACAAGAGCTCGCGGTATTTCGGGACGTCCGCGTCCGACGCGCGGGTCTTTCAGGTGCTCTTCTTCAACACCACGTCCCCGCCGCTCGTGCCGTTCCGGGTCACGCAGCCGCGCGTGCGCGTGCTGGTGTTCAGCACGAACCGGTACGAGTACCTGGACCAGACGCTGGCCAGCGTGCGCGACCGCGTCGATTTTTCGGGGTGCGGCGCCGTGGACCTGGTGCTCGTGGACGACTACCCCGCGGCGCGCGACGACGCGCGCACGGCGGCGCTGGTCGCGGAGTTTGGCATGCGGCACGTGCGCCACGACGTCAACATGGGTCTCGGCGCCAGCTGGCGCGAGCAGTGGCTGGACCTCGCCGGGACGAAAGACGTCGACTGGGTGCTGCACCTCGAAGAGGACGCGGTGTTCGTCAGGGACGTCCGCGTGACCGACGTCGCGCGCGCGTTCACGTCGGACCTCGCGCAAATCTTTTTCAAGCGCAACGTGTGCTACCCGCGCAACGATTTCATCGCGGACATCGAAGGCGGACGCCTCGGCGAAGATCGCGACCGCGGCGGCGGGGTTGGCGTCGTCCAGAGCCGGTACTTTGTGGCGATGGCGAGCCTGTACCCCGCGGGGCTGTGCGCGCGGTACGACTACGCGCTCGACCCCCACGAACACAACCTCCGCGACTTTTTTTTCAAGGCCGCGTGGGGCCTGACCAGCGGGATGTGGGGCGCGCGCGGCGATCCGCCGGTCGTGCGCCACATCGGCGAGATATCGCGCGGCATTAAAGTCAGCGTCGGCGACCCAGATCACGCGAGGTTTGCGCGGCTGCCGAAGGACGCGGACTACCATTTCGCGACGGGCGCTTTGTGCGTCGTCACGCCGCCGTCAATACGCGCCGACGCGTCGTGAACCAAATCCCCGCGACGACGACCGCGACGACCGCGACGACCGCGACCTTTTTTCTCCTGTCGGGACTTTTGTGAACCGCCGGTTGAGGCGCGACGACGACGACGCGACGACGCTTGTGCGGTACTTGCGGCCGTGGAGTGTCCATGACCGCGATGGCCGGCGCGTGCGGCACGCGGCACGTGAGCTCGATGCTGAACGAGTGCTCGACGTCCCTGAAATCGACGGGCGTGTCGTTGTGGAACCTGAAGCGCACCGAGAGCCGGTCGAGCTTCTGGATCGGCGGGCGGTACTGGACGGTGCCCAGGAGCGTCTGGTGCGGATCGCGGCCGCTGAAGACGTAATCGAAGCTCGCGGAGTCCATCGGGATTTTCGCGAACGTCTTGGCGCCCATCTCGGTCCCGAACAGCCCGCCGGTCTCGACGTTGGACAGCTCGTCGATGTCCAGCAACAGGTACGTGTACGGGTTCAGGGACGCGCACCCCGGCGCGGTCACGGACGTGGCGTACGCGGTGACCGCGCCCTTGGGGAACCCCAAAAAGTAGGCGAGACCCCACTCGGCCGGCGCGGACCCGACGCCCGTCGCGGTCGTGCGCGTGTCGATGCTGAACGGCTGGTTGCTGTCGATCGTGAGCTGCCCGGTGACGTCGTCGAGGGTCACGGTGTACGTGTGCGTCGTCGCGTCGTGCATCGCCAGCGCGAGCGCGGGCGGCATCGTCGTGCGATTGTAGTTGCCGTCCGGGATCGTCGCGATGTACACTACGGCATTGTGGACCACCGTCAGTTGCGTGTTCCCTAGCGCCGCGCTAAACACAAAGTAACTCGACGGGAGCTCCGCGCCCAGTAAACGCGCGGACAGCACGTGCTCGTACTTGCGCGGCAGCCGCACGCGGTACGAATTCGGGTCCGGGAACCTCGTGAAATCGCGGTCCCGCGAGTCCACGTGCACGATGTGCGTGATCGTGTCCATTGTCTGTTGTACGAAAACATATTTACGCACGCCCGCGCCCGCGTCCTCGTGCGCCGCGCCCACCACGCCCACCGCGACCGCCGCGCCCGCCCCGTGCGCCGCCACGGCCGCGTGCGCCGCGCCCGCCGCGTGCGCCGCCTGGCACGGCGGGGTTGATCTCCGCGTTCAGTTGGACCGCGGCGGCGTGGTCGCCGGCCGTGTACGCGGGCCTGCGCACCTCGAGCGGCCGCGCCCGCGGCCGCGGCGGCGACTCGGCCGAGCCTTGGCGTGTCGGCGTGTTCGCGCGCCCGACCGTCCTGGGGAAGGTCAGCGCGATCTCGCGGGCAGGCTGCGCGCGCATCCACACGGCCTGGTAGTCGTCGCCGCCTGTGCCGCCGACGCGCCGGCGCTTGGCGGGGCGCTCCTCGTGTGGTGTCGCGCTCGCGAGCAGCGCGCGCGCGGCCTGGTGGCGCGCGAGCGGGATCCTCGTGGGGTCCGCGAGATACTTGGACCCGATCGCGCGGCCGCTGACGCCGCTCCGGATCCATTCGCCGAGGCTGTCCGCGGCCTGGAACCCGGCGGGGCCCACGGCCACGACCTTCCGCTTCGCGCCGCGCACCTCGCCCAGCGTCTCCTGCGTCAAGTAATTGGCGATCGCGCCCTGGTCCGCGCGCGCCGCGCGAGACTCGACCCGCCTGGACGCGCTGAACGCGCGCTGGATGCGGCGCGCGGCAGCATTGCGGCGCGCGGCGGTCTCGCGGCGCGCGGCGTTCTCGCGCTTCTTTTTGTACGCGGCGACCTTCGCAGCATACTCTGGCCCGAAGTTGCGGTCGATGTCCGAAGTGTAGTACCCCGCACCCCTCGCACCGCTCGCGCGGTACGTGTACCCCGGTCGCTCCCCTTTGAACGCACTCGGATAGAATTCGCGCGCCATACTCGTCGCTCAGAAAATTTACACACGCGTCAAGTACGACCAGAACGACGCGTCACGCCGAGGCATGGCCGAGTCACGCCGAGGCATGGCCGAGTCACGCCGAGGCATGGCCGAGTCACGCCGAGGCATGGCCGAGTCACGCCGAGGCATGGCCGAGTCACGCCGAGGCATGGCCGAGTCACAGCGTCCCGCCGTTTGACGGCGCGCCGGGGACCGTGAAGTCTCGCCCCTTCCAGACCATGGCGTCCGCGAACAGGTCGCGCGTGGGCCCGGGGGACGCGTGGTAAAACATGAGGTCGCCTTTGGGCGTCTGCGCGACGGCGCAGTGCCCCGTGCCCCGCGCCCTGCCGGACCCGAACCCCCAGACCACCGGGTTCGCGGGGTTTTTCTTGAACGGGCCCGTGGGCGAGAGCGAGGTCGCGTACCCGATGCCGTACTTGGGGCCCGTCGCGTTGCCGGAATAGCAGCAATAGTACACGCCGTTCCTGTAAAACACGAACGGCGCTTCGTTGACCGCTTGCGTGACCCATTTCTCGGGCTGCGAGGTGCTGCTGAAGATCTCGGCGTCGCGCACGACCCTGCCGCCCACGAGCTCGCCGCACATCACGCGCGAGGACTCGTTCCAGTACAGGTACGTCTTCTTGGATACCGGGTCCACGAAGGGCTGGCCGTCGATCGCCCACCGCCCGTCCAGCAGCGGCCCGGAGACGTACGCGTACGGCCCCTCTGGTTTCGGCGCCTGCGCGAGGTACAGCTTCCGGTCGGCCGTGTAGCACATGAGCCACGCGCCCCCCGGCAGCCGGCAAAAGTTGGGCGCCCAGAAGTCTTTGGACCCCGTGCGGCCGTCGACCTTGAGCGCCGGCCCCAGCGCCTGCCAGGTCTTCAGGTCCGAGGACTTGAACATGTCGAACGCGCCGTGCGTGGCGGCCGAATAGAACGCGCCGTCGTGGTAAAACGTGCCAGGGTCGGCGTGGTCGACGATCAGCGGGTTCTTCCACGACAGAGTATTCTTCGCCATGATGGTATTCTTCGGCACGAAATTTTGGGGCTTGGGCTTGGGCTTGGGCGCGGGCGCGGGCGCGGGCGCGGGCGCGGGCTTGGACTCGACGTGCTTCGGCGGGGTGCGTGGTCTCTGCCTCGGCAGTCTCGGCGGCAACGCGGCGGCGGGCGGCGGCTCGACTGGCGGCTGCTCGACGGGCGGCGGCTCGACGGGCGGCTGCTCGACGGGCGGCGGCTCGACGGGCGGCGGCTCGACGGGCGGCGGCTCGACGGGTGACGACAGTTCTCGAAGTGCATATCGACGACGACGCATCGCGGCGGCGACGACTGCCACGACGACGACTGCCACGGCGACGACGACTGCCGCGACGACGACGACTGCCGCGACGACGACCATTCCCATACGCGCGTGTTTTTTTGATCGCTAATACGCGTTCATCTGCGTGTACTGCACCGCGAGCGCGACCGCGAGCACGATGTACCACACCTTGGCGCCGCTCAGCGACGGGAAGATTTGCTTGCCCTTGCACGTCGCGCACCGAGACGAGCCCAGCATGTACGCGGACGCGACCGTCGCGAGCAAAACTGCGGCGCGCACGAATTCGACCATTTCCTGGGCGCAATGTTTTTTTGTTACCAAGTGAAATGGGAAACGCTCTGAGTAACGTCAAGTCCAGCGCGCCGAGGGACCCTCGGCGCGTGTTCGCCGGGGCCGGGCGCGTGTCCAGCGCGCCGTCGACTCGCACGCAGCAAAAGTGCGTCGACAAGATCGCGGGCCGCGCGGGCGCGAGCGGCGACATCACGGGCTGGGCGCTGACGACGCTGTACGGCGTGCGCGACTCGCGCGACGAGCTGTCCAAGTACCCCAAGTACGACTACAGCCGCGCGCGCGCGGACGTCGCGGCGTGCGCGGCGGGGAAGGCCCTGCCGCACGCGGACAAGGTCGTGCGTTTCGAAAAGATCGCGCGCACCGCGCGGTTCGGGGTGAGCCTCTTCGGCACGCGCATCGGCGTCGGCAGCAAGCGCGAGGACGAGCGCAAGTACGCGCTGATGCAGTACCACGGGTTCACGCGCCGCGAGGTCGACGACCCCGCGCTGCTGCGGCAGATCCCGTACACGCTGGACATGGCGCGCAAGGACATCGCGCGCGCGCGGACCTCGCGCGGCGCCGACAAGGAGCGCTCCGGCGCGGTGCGGTACAAGGTCGAAAAGTACGCGGGCCGCGTGACCGACACCGTGACCGGCAAGGTGTACACGTCCGGCACCGGCGGGTACCGCAGCGAGTACAGGTACTCCGCGCACGGCCCGCGGCGCACGAGCGGCGAGCGCGGCAAGGACGTGCGCTCCGCGGCCAAGTGGGACCCCAAATTCCGGAACCTGAGCGCGTACCCGCTCGTGAATTACCAGGGCAAGCCGTACAAGAGCGGCACCATGTACCGGCGCGTGCCGTGCTCGCTGGACCCGCAGCGCCTCGGGTGCTCGGGCGCGTCCAAGAGCGCCATCCTGATCGACGAAAAGTCGGAGGCCCTCCGCAAGCTGGGCATCGACCCCAAGCGCGCGCTGCCCGGCGTCGTGAGCAAGTCGGCGCTGAAGCGCCAGGCCAAGGAAGCCCGCGCGGCGGCCGAGAAGGCGCGCAAGGTCGCGGTCCAGCGCCAGAAGCCCGCGATTCCGGAGGGCTTCGTGGACGCGTCCAAGTGCCCCAAGAAGTGCGCGCCCGGCCAGGGGTGCTGGACCAACGGCCGCGGGCTCTTCATGTGCAAGAACCGCCCCCGCTCGCAGCGGCCCGCGAACGCGAGGCCCGCGCGCAGCACGTCGCGGACGAGCACGCGGACGAGCACGCGGTGAAAACTGACTGACTTTTGAATGACTTTGACATTTACAGCATCAGGGACGGGGGGCATCGTACAGCTTTATCGCATCGTCAATTCTCTGGAACGCGAGATTTTTCGCAGTGTACTCCGCCAGCGCCGCGCGCACGTCATCCCAGGCTTCTTGGTCTTGGAGCCGCTCGAGCCGGTCGCCGAGGGCTTCCAGCTCGTCGGTGTGCTCGGCCAGCGAGCGCACCAGCTCGACGTACGCGTGCGTGGCCGACTTGGGCGACTTGGGCGTGGCCATGGTACCGACTTGGCCGACTTTTAAAAATAAGTGCGGACCCAGCCAACGCCGACGTCATATGTCATATAGTGTTCCCGCCATATATGGAACTGCGTGTATCGCGGGAACCTGTGCCACACAAAATGCTCCCAGCCGGGGGCGCGCGTGTTATTTTTGGGAAAATGCCGGTCCCGCCCGTCGACATGGTCTCGCACCAGCAGGCCAAGGGCGTGCGCGTGAAGCTCTTCCGGCGCATCAACCCCATGTCGCGCTTCGTCGATCCCGAGGCGCTGCTGGTCCTGGAGGCCGCCCTGGACGCGGGCAACGACCTCGCGCTCGCGCTGGACGATCAGTGCTGGGCGCTGCTGATGCTGCTGGAGCACGGCGCCGCGGCGGACGTCCTGCGCCGCGCGATCGCGCTCTGGGAGACGTCCCGCCGCGCCGAGGGAACGTGCGAGGGGACGGTGTGCGGCTTCGTCGCGGGCACGTGCATGCGGTTCATCCAGGACGCCATGGTCTACCGCGCGCAGACCTACGCCAGCGTGTTTGCGATGCACATGGGGCGCGTCGCCGTGCCGGTGTACGAGCCGCGGGGCTACGAGCCGTACGTCGTCGGCATGCCGGTCGTCGCGCAGGCGCCGCCTGTCGCGCTGACGCGCCCGAAGCCGGCCGAGGAGTGCAAGACGGCCACGGCGGCCGCGGCCTTGGGCGACGCGGTCACGGCCGCGTCGCCAAGCCCGGGCGTGACCAGCGACGCCGGCACGCGTTTCCCACAGCGCAGTATTTCGCGTTGAGCCCCGTTATTTCAAAGCCCAGATGTACTATCACGCCGAGCACGAACGCTGTAACCGCGTCGACGCGAATCCCCAGGCTCAGCGCGACCTGGACCAGTCCCGCCAAAAGCAGACCCACTGTCGTCGCTTCTATCGCGAGCTGCACTTGCATTGTAGTGCGCGAACATTTTTTGTGTGCGTGGTATCATGAGTCGCCGCAGAGTCGTGATTTTCGCGGCCGCAGCCGTGGCGATCGTCGCAGTCGTCGTCGCCGTCGCGATCGCAGTGCGTCCGCGCGTGTCCAGCGTGTCCAGCGTGTCCAGCGACATCGTCCAGACACAGCCCGAGCCTCCGACAGTCGACGCATCCCCGGTTGTTGCGCCGGTGGTCGACACCCCGATTATTGCGCCCGCGCCGAGACCGCCCGCTCCGGTGCCCGCGCCGACGAGCCTGTCGACCGCGCCCGCGACGAAGCTTAAGGTCGTCGTGCCGAAGGACAAGAAGAAAAACAAGAAACCGGCGTCGCTTTTGTCGCAAGTCACGCCGTCAAAGTCGTCGTCGTCGCCGTCGCCGTCAAAGTCGTCGCCGTCGCCGTCGAAGCCGTCCATGACGAGCCTTCCCCCCGCGACGCCCGGCGCGCCGCTGGTCGTGGCCGGCAAGTCGTGGTCGGGCGTCGACCTGGACGCCTTCTTCGGGGGCAAGATCAAGGACAAGGCGCTGCTCGCGGCGATGGTCGCGGACCCGCAGCTGGTCATCCGCGCGTGGCAGACGCTCACCGACGACGTCCGCCTCTGGAAGAAACGCGGCGGCATCGACGGCCCCTTCTACGCGCTCGGCGGGAACAGCAACCTCGAAGTCTTCGGCGAGACGCTGGGCAAGCAGGCGCAGCTGTCGTCGTCCTGGAAACGCGCGGTCGCGACGTCGTTTGGAAAGAACCTTCTGGACGCCAACGGCCTGATCGCGAGCTCGGCGCGGCGCGCGGACCCCGACGCGCGCGCGGGCTGGAGCTGGTCCTTCGGCTACCAGTTCCACTTTTTCCGGAAGCGGTGGCAGGGCCAGCTGGGCTCGGACGCGATCGGTCTCACCTGGCCCGGCGGGCCCACGGGCGCGGGCAGCCGGCTGCTGCGCCACATCTTCGTCGACGAGTACAACTTCATCAAGCCCACGGCCGCGGGCCAGACCACGCGGACCCTGCCCGTGCACGCGGGCTGGGGCGCGGGCGACGACCGCGTCGTGCCGCGGAGCGTGCTCAAGCGCGTGCGCGACGGGCAGTGCGAGTTCCCGTGCGGCGTCGCGCTCGGCTGGCGCGACAAGGTGCCCGCGTACCACGGCGCCTGGGACGCGCTGTGCGTCCTGAACCAGCTGTTCGTGGAGTCCGGCGGCGCGAGCGTGTTCGCGCTGATTCCCGACGCGGTCAAGCCGCGCATCGGGTCCGCGATGGCGAATCTCGTCGCGATGGCCAACGCCAAGGCCGACGACATGTCGGGGTACAAGCCCTCCGGCGACGGGTCCTGGGACCACTGGCGCATGGCGTGCATGGAAGAGTTTCCCAAGAAGGGCGTGCAGTACGTGCTCAAAAACTTTGGGCGTCTGTAAAGTTCTGTACATCAGTTCCACGCCGCTCGTGCGCGCAGCTTCTCGGACTCGGCCGCCTTTTTGGCCGCCTTGTCCGCCGCCGCCTTGGCCGCAGCGGCCTTGTCCTTCGCCGCCTTGTCCGCGGCGGCCTTGCGATTGCGCTCGTCGATCGCGGCAATGGCGGCGTTGGTCGCATTTTGGAGCGTGACAGCGCACTTGCCGCCGTTGTGTTTGGCGTCGGTGGTCTGGAAGCTCTTGCCGGGGTTCTTGGGGTTGACGCAGTAGCAGCTGGTCTTGGCGCAGCAGTTGCCCCCGACCTGCACGTATCCGCCCGACTGGTCCTTGCCGCCCCACGTGCAGAACGCGCCGCCCGCGGGCTTCGCGGCGGCGGGCTTCGCGGCGGGCGCTGCGCCCTTCTTCGCGCACTTGCCGCCGTTGTGTTTGGCGTCGGTGGTCTGGAAGCTCTTGCCGGGGTTCTTGGGGTTGACGCAGTAGCAGCTGGTCTTGGCGCAGCAGTTGCCCCCGACCTGCACGTACCCGCCCGACTGGTCCTTGCCGCCCCACGTGCAGAACGCGCCGCCCGCGGGCTTCGCGGCGGCGGGCTTCGCGGCGGGCTTCGCGGCGGGCGCTGCGCCCTTCTTCGCGCACTTGCCGCCGTTGTGGGTGGCGTCGCTGGTCTGGAAGGCCTTGCCGTTGGCCATGTTGCGGCACGTGCACGAATTCTTCAGGCAGCAATTGCCCGCGACCTTGTACCAGCCGGCGCTGGTCTGGTCCTTGCCGTCCCAGGTGCAGAACGACTTGGCGGGCACGAGGATCTTGGCGGTGCTCGGGTCGGACGTGCACTTGCCGCCGCACGCCGGGAACTTGTTGTTGCACGCCCACGCGCCGTCGCCGGGGCCCTTGTACCAGCTCACGTCCACGTTCTTGCCCTCGAACGGCTTGCCGTCCTTGTAGCACATGTACTTGCGGACGCTCGCGGCGCCGGCGGTGTTGGCGCGGGCCTTCTCGATCTGGCCCTTGTTCAGGCACTTGTTGTTGGGGTTGCAGCACACGTTGCCGCCGCCCTCGGACGGGTACCCCCAGCGGGTGTACCCCAGCTCGAACGCGCCGGGGTACGAGCACCCGCTGCCCGTGGACTTGCCGGTCGTCGCGACGTTGCGCTTGACCAGCGCTTCGAACTGGGTCTTGACCTCCGCCGCGGTGAGGCACGCGGTCTGCCCCTTCTTGCACACCTTGCCCTTGTTCTTGCCGTACCCCCACTCCGTGCGGCCGAGCTGCACCGCGCCGGGGTACAGGCCCCCGGTCGACGTGGAGATCGCGGCGTCCAGGGCGCCGGCCGCGGTCGCGCCCCGCGTGGCCACGACGCCCGCCCACTCCTTGCCGACGGCGCCCAGCCACTTGCAGTTCTTGGGGTCGGGGTCCTGGCCCGCGGGCCAGGGCTTGCACTTCATGCCGCTCGCGGGGCCCTTTTTGCCGTTCCTGTACCACGCCCACTGCGTGTACCCGAGCTTGGCGGCGGCGTCGTTGAGGACGTCGCCGACCGGCTTGGCGTCGACGGTCCAGGGCGAGACCTCGATCTGCCCCGGCTTGGCGACGCCGGCCTTGACGGCGCGGTCCTGGTCCGCCTTGGACCACGGCGCGTAGCACTCGTTGGCGGCGTTGCAGAGCTTGGTGTCTTTGCCCTGGCCCCGCCACACGTACCCGGCCGCGAGGAGCTGGTTCTGGAACGTGCCGGTCACGATCTTGGGGTCCTTGCCGGCCTGCAGCATCTTGGCCTCGCCCTCGGTCGCGACCTGCGCGCGCTTGGCCTGGTACGCGGGGTCGGCCTTGCGCGCCTCGCGCTCCGGCGTCAGGACCATGCACTTGCCGGTCTGGCCGGTCGCGGCGTCGACCACGTAGTCGTGGTCCCAGAACTTGCCGCGCTGCTCGCAGTCGGACTGGCGCTGCCAGTCCGTGTCCTTTTTCCACACGCACTTGGCGCGCGTCTCGTCCCAGACCTTGCCCTCCTCGCACTCCGTGGACGCGGCGGCGGCGGGCGCGGCGGGGTCGTCAAAGGTCTCGACGTCGTCCGCGACGTCGACGTAGTCCGCGACGTCGACGGAGCCGTACCGCGCCTCGTACACGTCGCGCAGGGCGGCGGCCACGGCGTCGGTTTGCTCGTCGGTCAGGGGCTCGCCCAGGAAGGCCTTGGTCCCCGGGATCGCGCTGTTGACGACGGTCATCTGGAGCAGCGAGTCGCGGGACACGGGGATGCGCCGCGACCGCACGCCGTCGACGAAGTTCGACACGACGGCGGGCAGCCGCACGGTCGCGCGGCGGCTCGCGACGACGAGCGCGACGACCAGCGCGACGACCAGCGCGATTCCTGCTAGGACAGTTGTGGCCAGCATAGTACCCTGATGCAACAAAAAAAAACCCGCGGTACGACAACACATGGAGCTCGCGCGCGACAGGCTCTCCACGGTGCTCGTGCTCGACTCGCGCTGGCCGGCGCGCGCGGCGCTGAAGCTCGTCCTCGCGGGCGTCGTCGCGGCGGTGCTGCTGCGTCGGCCGGGGCCCTGGTCGCTCGCGGGCCTCGCGCTGTACGCGGTCCTCGTCGAGCGCAAGCTGCGCAACGTCGTGCCCGGGCGCGTGACGGACGTCGAGCGCCTCGTCCGGGCCGCGCGCCCTGGCGACCTGGTCATGTGCCGCAGCTACCAGAGCGCCGACATGGTGGAGCTCCTGCTGTTCCGGCACCTGGCCGCGGCGCTCGCGAAGCGCGCGTTTTACAGCCACGTGGGCGTCGTCGTCGAGCGCGGCGGCCGCAAGTACGTGCTCGACTCGGTCGCGGACGTCAGGATGAGCCACCTCACGATGACGCGCAAGAGCGGCGTCGTGATGCGGCCGCTGGACGAGTTCGTGGAAGGGTACCGCGGGCGCGTGCAGCTCTTTTCCAACGACGACCTCTCGTCGCGCGTGTGCAACGACCGGCTGCTCGCGTACGCGGAGCGCGTCGCGCGCGAGCCGTTCGGCTGGGTCGTCGGCGGCCTGACGTGCGTCGAAACCGTGACGGACGCGTTCCGGGACCAGGGGCTTTTGGCCGGGCGCGTGATGCTGCCGGAGGCGCTGCTGGACCTGTGGAGGTACGGCGCGCGCGGGGACTGGACGGTCCGGACCGCGCGCAACGAGTGGGCGAAATAATGTGTGTGCCGAGTACATGTACGCGTACCTCGCGCTCGCGACGATCGTGGCGCTCGCGTGGTGGGCGCGGTCCGCGCGCGTGCCCGCGCACCTGGCCGTGCGTCGCGTCAACGTGCGCCTCGAACGGCTCGCGCCCTACGCGGCCGTCTCGCCGGAGCACGCCGCGCGCGCGACGGAAGCCCTGCGCGCGTTTGCGGAGACGTACGCGACCGCGAGCACCGCGACGCACGTGCGGCGCATGTTTGCGCTGCGCGACGTCGCGCTGTCGAGCATCGCGGAGATCCGCATGCGCCTGCCCAACGACCTGGACCTGGACGACGACCTGTGGGACGTGCTGGACCACGTGGCGCGCGCGACGCAGGCCGCGCTCGACGACGTCCGCACCCGCGTCGGCACCGGGCTCCAGCCCGCGCCGCTGTCGGACGTCTACGAGACGTACCGCGCCGTCAACGCGTGACGTTTTGATTTTTTTTGTGAGGGTATTGTACATGGCGTTTGTGAGCGCGATGCACGTCGCCGTGATCGCGCCCGGGCTGCTCGCGCTGTCGGTCCTGGACGCGCCGCCGCCGGAGTGGGTGCGGTGGTGCCTGCGGCTGGTCGCGCTGTACGCGGTGGTCAAGCACCTGCCGCGGGTCGCGCCGAGGCTTGGCCGAGTCTTTACGCGACCAAGTCCATGAACAGCCCCGCGCCGCACACCGCGATCAGCAGCACCCCCAGCCCGCGGAGGCGCCCGCCCAGGGCCTCGCGCACGGAGGCGCCCGCGAGCAGCTCGCCCGGCGCGTCCACGAGCGCCTCGCGCGCCTCGGCCAGCGCGGTCCACGGCGTCAGCGGGGCGCGCCCCGGCACCGCGGCCGCGGCCGCGTCGGCCTCGGCCTGCAGCCGCATCAGGTCCTTGGACGTCGTGAGCGCGTTGAACGCGGTACCGCCCACGACCACCGACGGCGCGCGCGACGCCGCCGCGAGCCGCGTCGCCAGGAGGTCGTCCACGACCGGGCACCCCGTCAACGCGCCCGCCGGCGCCGCGGGCACGGGCACGGGCTCGCGCGTCTTGGGCACCGAGGCCGTTTCGCGCACGCGCGTCGACGGAATCGCGGCGGACGTCTTGGCCTGCCCGAATTGGCTGGTGTCGCGCACGCGCGCGTTCGCCAGCAGCGGCGTGCGGTCCGTGACCTCGATCGGCCCGTATATCGACGACAGCGCGGCCATGTACACTCGCCCGAGGGTTTATTTTCGTTTCATGAACAGCTTCTCGGGACGCTGGGCGCGGCCGGTGGTCGTGCCCACGGTCGCGACGCACGTAAAGTCGCGCGGCGCGGTGTACTCGCTGACCACGACGACGTTGTGCGCGCTCAGGCGCCGCGCAAACTCCCAGAATTCCGCGTGGTCAAAGGGCATGCGCTTCAGGTCGGGGCCCTTGAAGTCGTCCTTCCGCGTCTCGTACGGCGGGTCCAGGTACACGAAGCACCCCCGTTTGCCGGCGTACGCGCGGTAGTCCGCGACCTCGAAGCGCGCGTCCTTGAGCAAACGGCCCTTGGCCTTGAGCGCCGCGACCTTTTCGGGCGTGGGTTTCTGGCTGTCGGTCGTGTACCCCCGGAAGAACTGGCCGTTGAAGCTCCAGAAAAACCCGGCGTACGCGCGCAGCGCCGAGACCCGCGCCGTCGCGCGGAGGCGGTCGAACGTCGGCCGGTCGATCCACAGCGGCGGCACCCAGGACGACTGCGCGAGACGCTTCCAGAACGCGACCACGCAGTCGTGCGCGTCGGACGCGATCCACGTCCGCGCGCGCAGGACGTTTCGGACCCGGAGCGCGTGCATGACGCTGCACATCCCGCAAAAGGGCTCGATGTACGCGCCGAACGTGCGCGCGCCGGCGATGCGTTCCAGGACCTGCGCTATTCTGTCCGCGAGCTGGATCTTCCCGCCGTAGTACCGCTGCGTGACCATGGCCTTACACGAGCTTTACGCGCGGAAACACAGACGCGCGCACTCCGCGGCGGTCCCAAAGTGCTTGTGCAGGGCGGCCGCGAGCTTGGCGTCGCCCGCGATCGCCGCGTCGATGGCCTCCGCGCTCGCGGACGCGCCGCGCAGCGCGCGCACGACCAGCCACTTGACGTGGCCGCGCGTGAACGCCTTGGTCTTGGCGGTCGGGCGCCGCGCGATGACGACCTTGCCCGCGGGCGGGCCAGAGTCGGCCGTCGGCGCGAGGGGCTTGCCCACGAAGTGGCAGCGCGCGAGGCCCTGCAACAGGCAGTCCGCGAGGTCGTCGCGTTTCTTGGTCGCGAGCCAGGTCGCGCGCAGCTCGGGCGCCGCGCAGAACCCGGGCACCGCGTCCAGCAGCGCCTGCGTCGTCTGCACCGCCAGCTTCTTGCGGAAGTGGTACGTCCAGCTGGGCGCGCCGCCGGGCGGCCACCACGCCGTCGACGCCGCGTACGACAGCTTGTGCTTGGGGTCCTGCGTCTCCGCGCGCACGCCCAGCATCGCAAAGTACATTTCCAGGTAGTGCTCGGTCTGCTTCATCTTGGGGTTCTTCAGGGGCTGGCGCTCGATGACCACAAAGTCCGTCGCGGGGTCCAGCCAGTCCGCGACGCCCAGCCGCGTCAGCGCGTCGACGAGGTCGGACGGCGTCGTCCCGCGCACGGCGACGACCGCCCAGCGCACGACGGTGTCGCTCGCGCCGGACGCGTCGGCGGCGTCCGGCTCGAGAAGACACAGCGCCAAGTTCAGGCGCCCGCAGTCTACGCTCAGGCACTTCACTCTGTTCATTCTGTGTCAGTCGCGTGGTGATTTACAATTCTTTAAGTCATGCATGCATCACATGTCAAACACCGCCATGGACTCCTCGATCTTGAGGTCAAAGGCCTGCGCCACCGAGCGCTTGAGGTCCTTGGGCACGAGCGCGACGGCCGTGTTCTTGTCGGCCTCGTCCTTGGAGATTTGCCGCGCGGCGTCCGCCATGCGCGCGTACTTGTCGTTGGCGACCGTCGAGAACCCGTAGCGCGACAACATGTCGTCCAGGGTCTCGCCGCTGCCGTTCTTGAGGTACTTGAAGCACGTTTCCAGGTTCTTGACGTCGGCGGTCACGGCCGCGATGACGCTGGCCAGGACGGCGGGCGGCGCGGGCGCGGGCGCGGGCGCGGCGGGCGGCGCGGGCGCGGCGGGAGTGTCCTTGGGGATGGGCAGGCGGCGCCGGACGGCCGCGCGCGCCTCGGGCTCGGGCTCGGGCTCCGCGCGCTTCTTGGTGTCGCCGGCCTTCTCGAAGCCGTGCTCGGTCTTGAGGTAGTCCAGGAACTGCTGGAAGGTCTTGGCCGCCGGCACGCCGTCGTCGCCGTCCTTGAGCTTGCCGAGAACGACGAGGCACCTGCGCGGGAGGCCGCACACGCGGTCACACACGCGGTCGCACGCGGTCACACACAAGCCGCTGTGTCACTCACCGCTTGCGGAACCACGACTGGGTCTCGTGCTTGAGGAGCTTCTTGTTGTCCTCGGTGGCCTCCACGTTGAAGCTCACGTACTTGCTCCCGCCGGTCGGCCCGCCCGGCGCGAGGTACGGCGTCGGCATGATGGTGTACTTGTCCGCATCGTCCGACGACAAGGGCGCCGTGGCGTACACCGGCGCCCCGATGGTCCAGCGAAGGCAGAGCAGCGTCGTGCCGGTCTTGGCCCCCACGGTGACCTTGCCCGCCTGGAACTCGGGGTTCTCGAAGAGCGAGACCAGCGCCGCGTCGAGCATCGCCGCGTCCTCGCCGCCGCCGCCGTCACCGCCGTCGTCGTCGCTGGCATCGGTGGCGTCAGCGTCGGTGGCGTCAGCGTCGGTGGCATCATCGGCGTCGTCCACCCACCCGTGGCGCTCGCTGATGTTCTTCTTCTTCTTCTTCTGCGCGCTCGCAGCGTCGAGGACGGGGACCGGCCGCGGGGGCGTGCTCGCGGGAGACTTGGCGTTGGCGTTGGCGGGCGGGGATGCCGCGAGTGTCCCGACGAGGGCCAGGTCCGGGCGGTCGCCGACCATGTGCGCGAGCGCCGCGCGGTTGTCCAGCAGCAGGTCCTGCACACGTGCACACGAGCGCGTGAGTCTCACAGCAGTCACAGTGCAAACTAGTGCGAGTCTCACAACCCAACCAAACGAACTCACGCTCTCTGCGGCAGGCGACGCGTTCTTGGGACTCGCCGGCTTCCCGGACAGAGATGGCAGGTTGCCAAAGGTGGACTGGGACACGGTCGCCATCGTCGCAAAAAGAAGCGAGAAAGTGTCGCGCCGGCGCGCGCGACGACTATGTAGGCCAGGGGCGCCATATATGGCACGCGCCCGGGGTCGACACGCGGCACGCGCCAGCACGCGCCAGCACGCGCCGCGCGTGACGTGTCAGCGCGCGCCATATATGGCACGCGACGCCTATAATTTCGCGGCGCGGCTGCTTTTTTTGATATAATGTCCGGACACGCGGCGGCGCCCACGGGCTCGTGCCTGGGGCTGACGGGCCTCAGCGCGCTCGTCGACGCGGGCGGCGAGGCGGCGGTTCAGGCGGCGGTGGACCAGATCCCGGTGGACCAGATCCCCATGGACCCGGACGCGGCGACCGTGGAGGTGCGGTGCTTGCGGTGCTTGCGGTGCTTGCGGTGCTTGCGGTGCCTCGCCCGCCTCGCCGTGCGTGACGCCGTGTCATGTGCGCGTCGTGCAGCCCCTCGCGTGGGGCACCCGCGGCAAGCGCAAGCGCAAGCACGTGGACGACCTCGATTCCGACCTCAAGGACATCATCACGACGTACGCGAACGCCCTGGCCAAGAACGCGTACCACCTCAAGCTCGCGCACCCCCACGTCGCGCCGGACTCGGACCTGAAAACGTTCGTCGAGCGCGCGCTGTCGTCCAACAGGGAAGCGTGCTTCGGCGTCGTCGTGGACGAGTTCGCAAGGGCGGGCAAGCTCGCGCGGGACCTGGACCGCGTGTTGGCCGCGCACGCGGACATCGCGGAGAGCGATATGCAGGAAACGAGCAAGGAGATGCTTGGCGACTTGGTCCGCAGGGACCGAGTCGCCAAGACCGCTGCGCTGCGCGCGATATTTGGTTTTACCGTGTAATACGTCAGAGCTTCTGAAAGTGCGCTTGGTAGCCCTGGTGGAGGCACGCGTACTGCCCCGCCCACAGCGTCGCAAACGTGTCCACCGCGAGCGTGGGCACGTCCAGCGGGTCGATGCCGGGGTGGCCGCCGCCGTAGTCGTCCACGAGCAGCACGCCCCCGCGCCGCAGCAGCCCCCACGCGAACACGATGTCGCGCAGGGCCGCGTACGCGTGGTGGTCGCCGTCGACGTACACGACGTCAAAGGACCCGGGCTCCAGCCCGTACAGCGCGGTCTCGGAGCTCGCGCGCACGACCTTGACGCGCGACGCCGCGCCCGCGGCCTCGACGTTGCGGCCGAAGCGGTCGAAGATGCCCGATACCATGTCGGGCGTGTGCTCCGCGGACCCCTCCCACGTGTCCACGCACGTCAGCTCGCACTCCGGGAAAGCCCCCAGGAACCACACCGCGCTGCGGCCCTCCCAGGACCCGATCTCCAGGATTTTGCGCGGCGGGGCATCGAGCCGCGACAGGCTCGCGGAAATTTCGGGCACGCGCGCCGAGAACCAGTCCGTGGTAAAGTCCATGGCTTTCGCGCCCGCGCGCGCGCACGCCTTAAACCCGTGATCAGATCATCGCCGACGCGCGCGTCCCGAAACCGATCGCCAGCGCCAAGAGCCCCAGCCCCAGCATGTTCAGGCCCCCGGTCGCGTTGACCAGCGCGGGCACGCCCCGCAGCCGCGGCGCGCCGAAATGCATCGCGGCAAACGCCAGCGCGGCGACGACGAGGATGTCCTTGTGCTGCCGCAGCAGCCGCGTGAGGCTGCCGCCGGCCGGCGCGGGCGCCGCGGGCTCGGGGACGTACACTATCTGCGGGGCCGCCTGCTGCGGGGGCGCGGCGTAGTAGTCGGCGGGGGGGTCCTGGTAATAGGCAGGGGGACTCGAATACGCGGGCGGCGGCGGTTGCGCCGCCGGCTGGTGCGAGTTGACGTCCATCGTGTTGAGGAGGTCCGTGTAGTTGGTGGGTTCCACGCGGGGACCGTCCGCGCGGCTCTGCACCACGGGCTGGAGCTTGGACAGGGGCGTGGCGTTCATGTCCGACTCGAGATCCATGTTACACGGTCACAAACGATTCGCGACGCCTGACCGCGCTCGTCACGCGGGCGCGCAATCGTCACGCGGGCGCGCAATCGTCACGCGGGCACGCGTCGGGGCGCCGCGGGGCTGGGCGTTTTGGGGACGATCTCCGCGTGTGCGCGCGCGGTCGCGGAGCGGAAGCACTCGCGCGCGACGTGCTGCAAGCCCAGGCGCACGGCCAAAAAGTGCGGCGCTTCCGCGACGCTCGCGACCGCGTCCCTCCACGTGCGCGCAAAGTCGAGGTCCGTCGTCCGGCGCAGGGACTCGATGACGAGGTTGCTCACGGACGCCGTGAACTGCGCGAGCACGCCGGCGTCCAGCGTCCAGCGCATCGACGAGTCCACCTGGGCGGGCGTCCACGCCGGCCGCCGCTGCCGGATCCACGCCCGCACGAAGCCGGTGAGGTAGACGTTGCACGCGTGGTTCAGCGCGCCGCCGGTGCGGCGGCCGGGGACGCGGTGCTGGCGGCACGCCGTCCTGGCCGCGGAGATGTCCGCGGACGAGATGTCCCGCCGAGGCGGAGGCGAGTCCTCGGCGGTGCCCCCGGGGCGAGCGGCGGCGTACCAGTCCCTGATCGAGTCGTCGGTACAGTCGGGGTCGAGCAGCGCCCCGATCATCGTGGACACGTCGTCCAGCGACGGCAGCCCGTCGACGAGATCGGACATGACGCGAAATGCATTTGCGGGGCACCGCGAAGGTTTGAAAGGTACAATGCGCAGCACGCGCAGCACGCGCAGTCACGCGCAGCACGCGCAGCACGCGTAGCACGCGCAGTCACGCAATCATGTACAACACCGTCACCCAGGACAGCAGGCTCTGCGCGGTGATGAGTCTGCGCGCGACGACGTCCTTGGGCGGCGACTCGCCGGGCGGCGTGAACGCGATCATGGTCATGGCCGAGTAGTACACGGCCGTGGGCCAGTCCTCGGCCATGTCGTTCTGGAGCTGGACGTGACGCAGGCCGTAGTACCGCCACGCGGTCGTGAACGCCAGGAAACACGCGGCCGCGTACGTTGCAAACGTCAGGACGCGGTCGTTCATCGTATGTGCTTAGCCGGGATAAGTTTTTTTGTTAGTACCAAGATACCAATGCCACGCAAAACACGGTCCAGCCTGTCCGCGTCCGAGGACATGATCAGCCTGAAGAGGTACCCCAAGAAGTACGCGATCACCCTCGACAAGAAGGACTACAACGCGCGCGTCCTCGCTCGGTACTACATGGACAAGCTGCCGTCCCAGACGATCGTGCCGCACACGCGCCGCGTTCTGACGGACGAGGAATTCGGGAGAGTCCTGGAGCGCATCAAGGGCACCCCCGCCGCGGCGTACTACTTTGGCAGCAAGCGGAAGCCGAAGACGTCGTCGTTGTCGGTGTCGTCGTCGTCGTCGCACTGGGCCCCGATGGCGTCGTCGTCGTACTGGACCATGGCCGGGTGAGGGTTATCTGACTCTGCAAACTCGAGCAAATCGTTCGCGGTAGTCGAAATTGTCAGTATACTCGGCGGGACTCGCGTATCACGCGCGCGCTCGCGCCCAGCGGTGGTGCGTCTTGTACCCGCCCTGCGTCCTGTACTTTTGCACGATGTACTCGATGCCGTCGGGTGCCGTGAGTCTGTAGCCCACCGGGAATTCGCTCGCGGGCCGGCGGGGCGGCGTCGTGCACTTTTCAAGCTCGGCGCGCAGACGCCGGATCTCCTCGCGCATCGCGGCGGTCGCGTGGTTGTTTCCCCGGGCCGGCGACGGCGACGCGACGGCCGGCGGCGGCTTGTTGACCGGCGACGGCGACGGCGACGCGACGGCCGGCGACGGCGACGCGACGGCCGGCGGCGTCTTGTTGACCGGCGGCGGCGTCGCGACGGCCGGCGGCGGCTTGAGCAGGCCGGCGATCTGCGGCGTCCTGGCCGCGCGCTGCAGGTAATTCACGCCGGGGCGCACGCGGTTCGCGAACCGCGCGTTGCGATCGACGACGTTGGACTGCGCCGACAAACTGAGGTCCAGCTCCTCCGCCAGCGGCAGCACGCCCGCCGGCAGGCCGCGCAGCGTTTCCAGCACCGCGCGCCGCGCGCGCAGCTCGCGCGCGACGTCGGTCGCGACGACGAGGTTCTCGCGAAAGGCGGACACCGCGGCCAAGTCGGCCGGCGCGGCGCGGGAGCCGAGCACGCGGCGCGCGAGCCTGAGGACGTCGGTCGCCGTCTTTTGCAGCCGCGCGCGGTCGTACTCCGCCAGCAACCGCTCGCTCAGCGGCCGCGCGGCGAACGCGGTCAGCGCCGCGACGTCGCGACGCACGGACGCCGTCGCGTTCTTGGCGTCGTTCTTGAGCAGCCCCGCCAGCGCGGGGGCCAGGTCGGCCGCGAGCTTTTCCAGCGCGGCCGCGTACCGCGACGCCTCGCGGGCGTACTCGGCCGCGAGCTTTTGCTCGTCGCGCGCGAGCGCCGACGCGGCGCGTTCGAGCTCCGCGCCGCGCGCGTTGGCCCCCGCGATCCGCGCGTCGTTGGCCCCCCGCGCGTTTCCGTTCCCGGCGGCCGAGGCCGCGAGCGACGCCAGGGCCGCGCGACGCGCCGCCGCGACCTTGGTGAGCGCGAGGGTCGTGCCGTCGGTCACCCGGTACTCCGCGTACCCCCCCGGCGAGCCCGCCCTGCCGTACATGCGCTGCCGCAGCGCGGCCGCCAGGTTTTCCGCGGTCTTGGGGATGTCAAAGTCGGGGACGAGCCCGGGGCTCATCGCGTTCGAACGCATCTGCACCAGGCTGTCGCGCACCGGCGCCATGTCGTCCCGCTTGATCAGCACGTCCAGCGCGGCCAGCAGCGCCTTGCGCCGCTCCGAGAGTTCCTTGGTCGTCGCGGTCGCGCGTCGGGCCGGCGCGGGGGGGTACAGCCGGCGGAAGACGTTGTTCGTCGCGGCGAAAGCTCCGCGCGACGGCTGAAGCGGCGGCGGGCCGCCCTTCATCGGCGGCGGTGGGGGAGGCGGGGGACCGCCCTTGCGCGGCGGCGGCGGCGGCGGTGGGGGGGCGCCCTTGCGCGGCGGCGGCGGCGGCGGCAGTGGGGGGGCGCCCTTGCGCGGCGGCGGCGGCGGCGGCGGTGGGGGGGCGCCCTTGCGCGGCGGCGGCGGCGGGGGCGGCGGCGGCGGCTTTTTCTTCGGCAACGGCGGCGGCGGCGGTGGCGGCGGCGGGGGCGCGGCCATACAGTTACGCGCGCAGTTTTTTTTGCGGGCGCCCCGCGTCGACGCGTCCGTAAAAAAAACACCGCGACACCCATGGACGACGTCTCCTGCCTCGCGGACAGGTCCAAGGAGCAGTCGTACCTGTTCGTGGTGGACTCGAGCCAGCGCGACGCGTCGGCGTGGCCCACGCCCAGCGCGTACGAGATCGCCTTTGCGGCGCCCTTTCGCAACGTCGTGGGGATCGACCTCCTGGACGCGAGCATCCCGCGGACGGAGTTCACGGTCGAGGCGGGGCGCAACGACCTGGTCTACGCGCTCGACGCGCCCGCGTCCGCGACGGACGTCGACCGCGTGTACGGCCTGCGGCGCCGCGCGGTCGTGACGCCGGGCGACTACAACCTGCCGCAGTTCATCGTCAAGCTCCAGGACGCGCTCGCGGCGCCGCTGCAGCTCCGCGCGGAGACGGACTGGGTGCCCGTGTCCAACACGGCCGAGGAAACGCTGTCGATCGCGAGCCTGACCGTGCCCGCGGAGGAGTCCAACCGCGTGCGTCTCACGTGCACGCGGCCGTTCACGGTCTTCGCGGCCAAGTCGGGCATCCGGCCGGTACTGGGGCTCGCCAACCCCATCACGACCGCGGACACGCTCCTGCGCGGCAACACGATGTACGACCCCGGGTCGGACGCCGCGTTTTTCGGGACGGTCCCCGGCTGGTCCAGCACCACGCCCAACGACAACGACGTGTTCGTGAGCCTCGCGCGGACGTCGCCGGACGCGGAGCCGATGCTCGTGGGGCCGCTGCCGGTCATGGACTCGCTGGCGCTCGGCGCCAACGTCGCGGCGCGGCAGTACTTTACGGCGACCGTGACCGGCCCGCCGCGGGCGGCCAGCGCGTACCTGACGTCCGGGGCCACCGCGACCGCGCGCGTGTTCCCCGTCGTCGCGGGCAACGTCGCGGGCAACGCGCTGTGCTCGTGCGCGCTCGTCGGCGGGGGCACCGAGACGCCGGTGCCGCGCGAGCCCGCGACCGGGTCGTTCCTGAGCGCCAACGTGCTGACCGCGGGGCAGACGTACTGCGTCGAGCTGTCGTCGGGGGTGTCGTGCGGCGTGTACCACGCGCAGTCCAACATGACCGACGCGGGCGACGTGCGCCGCGTCGTCGACGGCGTCGAGACGACCGTGCTCGCGGGCGAGGACCTGTGCGTGGACGTGTCCGTCGCGCGCGCGGACTACTCGCTCGTCCCGCCGGGGCTGGTCAACCTCAGCGGCGAGCGGTACGTGACCGTGCGCAGCCCCGAGATCGACGCGCACATGTTCCGCGACCGCGCGTCCGAGCAGTACCACGCGGGCTTCGGGATGGTCAAGATGCCGGGCTACGGGTACCGCGACCAGCGCTACGACTTCGTGAGCTTCCCGCGCCGGACCTTCCACCCCATCGGGCGGTTGTCGCGGTTCACGGTGCGCCTCGAAAAGCCGGGGGGAGAGCTGTACAACGCGCACGGCATCGACCACACGCTCACGCTCGTCGTGCGCTACATGGTCCCCGGCAACGAGTGCCCCAAGAACGACAAGCAGCTCAACCCCCGGTACGACAGCGACATGGCGCGGTACCTCCTCGACAACAATCGGTACTGACTCTTGCAAAAAAAAGCTCCGCGTACGAGAGATGCTGCTCACCGCGGACGAGGTCAACGGCGTCCGCGTGCGTCGCGCGTCCGTCAACCACGAGACGTACAAGCTCATCGTGCAGCGCGTGTACGACCGCATCCGGCACCAGGCCGCCATGAACCGCTCGGACCTCGCGTACGCGGTGCCCGCGATCGTGCCCGGCCGGCCGGTGTACGACGCGACGCACGCGCTGCGGTACGTGACCGAGAAGCTGCGGCTCGGGGGCTTCGAGGTCGCGACGGACGGTCCGATGGTCTACGTCAGCTGGAAACCTCCCAAGAACTCCGCCAAGAACCCCCACGAGACGACGACGGCGCCGACGCCGACGCACAAAAAACCGAGCAGGCCAAAGCACAGACCCGCGGCAAAACCCACTCCAGGGGACTTGTCGCGGCGCCTCGAAATCTTAAAGTACAAACTCGACCTGTGACGCGCGTCACGCGCACCGCGTGAACCGCAGCAGCAGCAGGACCTGCGCGACCAGGATCAGCGCCTGGACGCCGAGCGCGTAGGGCTCCGCGAGGTCCAGGGTTCCCGCCTTGAACACCCGTCCCAGGGCGCGCGACGCGCCTGCAGACGCCGGCGCGCCGGACTTTCTCGACGCGATGACGGCTCGGCCCACGACCGCCGCCAGCGCGAGCCCCGCGAGGAGCACCAGGAGCACCGCCAGGAAACCGGACAGCAGCGTCCAGCCGAACACCCGCGCGACGGCGCCGCCCCAGCCGGCGACGCCGCAGTCGTGCACGCGCTTCACGAAGAACGCAAAGACCGCGAGCTGCGCGAGGTTCATCATGACACTTGCGCGAGACATTAATTCGGTCGGCCCGCTAGCACCGGGTCGCGAAGAAGACGATCGTCGCGCACATGATCAGCGGCACGTAGCCCGTGACCTGGCCCAGCGGCGCGAGCGGGTTCTTCTTGCCGGCGGTCAGCATGCGCAGCATGCTCTGCACGATGCCCGCGAGGATGCTGGTCACGATGGACGCCACGAAGAACCAGATGCCGCCCTTGATCGCGGCGCCGACCCACTCCGAGCCGCACTCGCGGACGCGGTACACGGCCAGCGCGAGGGGGAGGTACTTGGTAAAGTCCATGTGCGGTACCACGACATTTTTTTTTACACGCGCTCGCTCGAGCAGTTATCGAGCAGCTTCTCGAGAATGGATTCGATGTTCGCGAAGCGGGGCACGCGGCGGTCGGCGAAGCGCGCGGGCCAGAGCTGCTCGTCCCCCACGCCCGCGCAGACCTTGAGCGTCAGGACGCACGAGTCCAGGACGGCCGCGTCGCGCCGCAGCCGCTTGGCAAAGTCCAGGACCTCGTCCGTCCACGGTGTCGCGGGCCCGAACGTCGACGTCAGCCACACAAAGTCGACGAGGTTGAGCTCCACGCGGGTCGCCGCGTCTTCCAGAATCTCGCACGTCTTGGCAAAGTCTTCCTCGCCGTGCAGGTGGTCGCGCATCGCCCGCAGGCGCAGCCGCTGGGCGTCGATCTCGCGGTAGTGCATCGTGCGTGTGTGTGCGCGTGTGCCCGGGCGGCGCGGCTTTATGGGCGCGGCGGTGCCATATATGGCCTTTGCGTCCCGCCACCCGCCCGGAGCGCGTCACGGGGACGCGCAAAGTTTCTGCGGTACCCGGAATGGACGCGCCCCTGACGCCGCTGCTGATCGACGCCAAGAAGGAGTACGTCGGCCAGCTCACGGACATCCTGGCGCCGTACGTGCTCGGCCGCATGCGCGCGATGTGGGACTCCACCGCGACAGCGCGCCGCGACCGCGTGCAGGTCTTCCAGAAGATGCTGCGGGCGATCCCGGCGTGGAACGCGCAGACCGTGGCCAGCCACACCAACGAAATCGCGAACCGGTACCCGTACCTCGGCGACCTCATCGCCGCGGTGTTCGTGAGCTACACCAAGATCCTGAGCTCCATCAAGCTCTCGCAGACCGCCGCGCCCGTGCGCCTCAAGCTGCCGGAGAACGACGCGGTCGTGCACCAGGTCTACGTGCACACGGCCAAGGAAATATACGCCGCGCCGTCGCTGATCACGGCGCCCGACGCGGCCGCGCGCGTGTCGATCGTGCGCGCCGCCATCGAGACCGCGGTCCGCGCGATGCTGCCGATCGGCGAGATTTTACGCGCGTACCTCGGCGGCGCCGTGGACGACCAGGACCACACGATGAACGCGGTGCCCGACGGCTTCGGCGGCGGGGGCGTGCCGGACGAGGTCGGCGCGTTCGAGAACAACATGGGACTCGGCGGCGGCGACGCGGGCGCGGGCATGGGCGCGGGCATGGGCATGGGCGCGGGTATGGGCATGGGCGTCGGCATGGGCGCGGGCATGGGCGTCGGCATGGGCGCGGGCATGGGCGCGGGAGACGTGATGGCGCAACAGCTCGGCGGTGGCGGCATGGGCATGGTTCAGCAGCCGCTTCAGCAGCAGCCGCTTCAGCCGCTTCAGCAGCAGCCCATGGGCATCGGCGCGGGACCTCAGATGGGGCAAATGGGGCAAATGGCTCAGCACGTTCAGATGGCTCAGCCGCAGCAGGACGCTTTTGCGCAGCCTCAACAACAAAACGCTTTTGCGCAACAAAACGATTTTGCGCAACAGAACGATTTTGCGCAGCCTCAAGAGAACGCGTTCGCTCAGCAAGACGTGCGGCGCATCCAGATGGGCGGCGGCGGAGCGCAGCAGCAAGACCTCTTTTCGGACGCGGAAGACGGGTTTTAATCGATTAGACGCTCGCGATGTACTGCCAGTCGAGCTCGCCGCAGATGCGCTTCCAGATCTGGTCCTGCTGGTACAGCTTCTCGCTGCTTTTCAGGAGCGGAAAGTAGGGCAGCAGCTCGTCGTGGCCCAGGAGCTCGCAGAACTTGAAGAGCACGTACGAGTAGCTCAGGAAGTTCCGGCGCGTCGGCGGGCAGTGCTTGTCGAAGGGGTCCTGGATCTGCGCAAACATGTGCTTCAGCGTGGCCTCGAGTTCGTCCGTGAGGCGCGGCGGGGGGACGCCGTTGAGCATGTTGACGATGTGGTGCGTGTGCTCGTAGAACTTGTTCATCTTGAGCTTTTTCAGGAACTCGCGGACGCGTTTGATCGTGATGTCCGCGCGCGTCGTCGCGCGCGCCTTCTTGAACTCCGCCTTGACCGCGACGATCACGTGCTCCGGGATCTCCGTGTTCTCCTTGGCCTGCAAGCTGTTCAACCACTCGATAAAGTGGTTGAGCCGCTTGTACGCAAAATAATTGACGACGTCCTGGTTGACCTCCTGGTCGTAGCTCATGTTGGCGTCCGTCATCTCCATGTACTCCGCGGTGAGCCCGCACTCGCGGCAGACCATCATCGACTCGCGCGCGACATAGACCATGTTGGCGTCGCACCCCACGCACACGGTGTCGATGGCGTTGCGGTGGCCGCCGACGATGTAGCCGTCGAGGTGCTGCGCGTCGTTCTCGACGTGCGCCAGGTACCGGCGCAGCACGTTTGACTTTTGCGACTTTGCGGTGACGGTCACGAAGCCGCCGAGCGTGGACGGCGCGTCGGGGTCGACCTCGGCCTTGGCGTCGTGCTCCCGGATGAACGGCGCCGTCGCGAGGATGTACTCGGTCTCGTCGTCGCGGTTCCGGATGCGCGCGATCCGCGTTTGCAGGGCGTCCGCGGCGGCGAGGAGCTCGCGGCGCGCGTAGTCTTCGGTCGCGTCCGCGGCGGCGGCGCGGGTGCGGTCCAGGTCCGCCACCAGGTCCGGCAGCCGCTGCCGCTCGGCCGCGAACTCCGCGAGGCGCGCGTCGTACCGCGACTCGAGCGTCGTGTACGCGCCCGTCGTGTACGCGCCCGTCGTGCACGCGCCCGTCGGGTACACGCCCGTCGCGCCCATACGTGCGTTCGCGCAGGTGCGTCGACCTTAAATGCGTTTAAGGACGCCCGCCGCGCGCGCACCCAGAAACCAAAAATGACGTCGACACTCGGGTCCGCGATCGTCGAGGTCTTCTGGCGGATCGCGCAGATCGCGGCGGCGTTTCTGTTGCGCGTGCCGGGCGCGTGGCGCGTCGCGCGCGCGGTCGCGCGGTTCTTCTCCGACGAGCCCGTCGGCGTGTCCGACGGCTGGACCGTGCGCTCGGCCATCGTGCTCTCCGACGACTCGCCCTGGATGGACCGCGGGTCGACGACGTCCGGGTGCGGCCGCATCGACGACGACGACTATGACGGCGTCGGCGACGACGACGACGACGGCGTCGACGGCGGCGACGACGGCGGCGACGACGGCGGCGACGACGGCGACGACGGCGACGACGGCGACGACGGCGACGACGACGACGGCGACGACGGCGACGACGACGACTTCGCGCGCGACGCGCCGTCGGATCGCCGCGACGTCACGAGCCAGTTCTGCCCCGCGACGTGGAGCGGCAACGGGTGGGAGCCCGTGGTCGGCGAGGCGGGGCGCCTGGAGATCCGGTACGGCGTTCGGCGCCGCAAGTACCGCATGGTCCTGCGCCGCGGCGACCGCTTGGAGTGGCCGCCGCACGCGGGCGTCGCGCGGCCGCCCGTGACGGGCCCGCGGGGCGTCATCGCCGCGCAGCTCGTGGGGTTCGATCCCGACGACACCGTCGACGTCACGGAGCGCCTCAAGAAGTACGCGGGACCGCACCACGATTTCCACGCGGCCATGGGCTACCGCGTGCGCCTGTACGACATGTTTCCCAGCGACTCGGACCTCGCGTCACGCTTCCGGTGCCTGCGCGTCTTGTTCGCGAATTTGGTCATGCGCGACTACGACTTTGGGCTCGACCCCATGATCGAGCACCCGCGCTCGCCGAAGGTCGAGCACCCGCGCTCGCCGAAGGTCGAGCACTCGCCGACGGTACAGCACTCGCCGGCGGTCGTCACAGCGCCGACGGAAAGTTGACGGTGGGGTCGGTGAAAAAGGGCTCGGGCGCGACGTTGGCGGGTCCGGACGACATGCGCGTGAGCCAGGTCAGCGCGATGCCCACGGCGAGGGCGGCGGTCAGGGTCTTGAAGAACGCGTGGCGCGGCGCGGGGTCGCGGTCGGTGGTCTTGGTGTAAAAGTACACGATGACGGCGGTGAGCACGGCGGACACGGTCGCGAGGACGTAGGGCTGGCGGAGCACTTGCATTACAGTCCCCGCCGAAAAGTTTGGCACGTCTTTAACGCTAGATATTTTCTATGACGTACGATATGGCGTATTACGACGAGTACGAGGAGTACGACGAGTACGAGGGGTTCTCGATCAAGGACATCGGCAAGCCGTTCAAGACCGTGGCGCAGAAAATCGCGCCCGTGGGCAAGACCGTGGCGCAGAAAATAGCGCCCGTGGGCAAGACCATCGGCAAGGGCGTCGTGACCGCGGGCAAGTCCGTGGGCACCGTGGGCAAGACCATCGGCACCGTGGGCAAGGGCGTGTTCGGCGGGATCGCCAACTTTTTCAAGAACATCTGGAAGTGGCTGCGGTGGGCGTTTTACATCATCGTCGTGCTGCTCGTGATCAAGTTCGGGGCGCCGGTGTTCCGGTTCGTGTCCGGCATGTTCCGGAAGCGCGAATAATAATAATCAGAGCATCAGAACCGCGGCCGGTCGGACTCCAGGTCCTCCCACGTCGCGACCGCGACCCCGAGGTCCGCGCGGCACATGGGGCACGCCTTGGGCAGGCCGTACTGCGATAATTCAAAGTCGGCCATGCACGTGGCGTGGAAAAAGTGGGCGCACCGCGAGGGGTCGCCGTGCACGGGACGCACGCGCACGAGCCGCGAGGGCCCCAGCAGCGGCTTCAGGCAGATCCCGCAGTCCGCGTCGAGCGCCGACTTTGCGCGGGGCCCGACCGATTTGGTCATCGGGACCAGCGACGCGAACAGCGCGTGCTCGCGCGCGGACCTGTACCGCCCAGACACGCGCGCGGCCAGCTCGCGGACCAGGTCCAGGGTCGCGGGGTCGGTGGTTTCCACATGGTGCGCGAGGCGCGAGTAGTACTCCCGCGTCGACGGCAGCACCGGCGCCGCGTCCAGGACCAGGCTCAGCGCGTTCCTGAGCAGCTCCAGATCCTCTGCCACCACGGCGAGCGTCGACGCCGTCGACATGGTTCTGGCTGCGGCCAGGCCTTGGCGCGACTCGGCCAGGCCTTGGCGCGACTCGGCCAGGCCTTGGCGCGACTCGGCCAGGCCTTGGCGCGACTCGGCCGACGAGGACGACATGTCGTCCCGCGGGCCAAAGAGCCTTAAGCGCGCACGCGTCGCACATGTGGGGTATGTGCGACGTGTGCGCCGTGGAGTTGTTCGTCGACGACGACGACGCGGCGCACGCGAGGATCCACGTGATTCTCGCGTGTTTCAGGTTGCCGGTGCTGGCCGAGTTCACGGCGCCGCTGTCGCGCATCGTCGACGCGGCGGCAATCGCGGCCGTCAGGAACCGCATGGCGCTCGTGGAGGCGGCGGTGGACGCGCAGCACCTGCTCGCGCGGCGCACGCGCGACCTGCCGACGCGGCCGCGGATCGTGCCGTACGATGCCGCGCTCCACGACGCGCACACGCTGTACCTCGAGGGCGCGTGCGCGTTTTTCGTGGTCCCGGGCGCGATCGCGAGAATCGCGGCCGCGTGGGGCATCCGCGACGGACCGGACTGCGGCCACGGCCTCGGCGACGTCGCGACGCCCACGCCGCCGCGGTTCGCGAAAGACGGCAGGCTCGTGCGGGACTGCCTCGACCGCGTGACTACTTTTTGCCCGTGGTGTTTGGCGCGATCGCGGCAGCTGCCGTATTGACGGCGGCGATCGCCGCGTTCAGACGGGCGATCTCGGCATTGTTGGCGGTCGTGTTTATCTCGGTATTCGTCGTCGTGTTGACGACTTCGGTGTTCGCCGCCGTCCGCCGGGACCACCACCACCACGCGGCCGCGCCGACGAGGGCCGCGAGAACGAGCCACTTCCACGTGTTGTTCTGTGTAGTTGCCTTGGGGACGAGAACGACCATGTCCTGGACTGGAGCCGGCGCGACCAGCGGCTGCGGCGCGGCGGGCTCCGGCGCGGCGGGCGCGGGCTGCGGCGCGGGCGCGGGCGCGGGCGCGGGCTGCGGCGCGGCGGGCGCGGGCTGCGGCGCGGCGGGCGCGGGCTGCGGCGCGGAGGGCGCGGGCTGCGGCGCGGAGGGCGCGGGCTGCGGCGCGGAGGGCGCGGGCTGCGGCGCGGCGATTTGCGGCGCGGCCAGCACGATTCGCGGCGCGGCGGGCTGCGCGACGACGACCATCGGCGGGGCTGTCGTCGGGGCTGTCGTCGGGGCTGTCTCGATTGTCGGGACTACGACGGTTTCGCCGTACGGGGAGTCCGGCTGGGCGGTACCCAGGTTGCTGACGTCCACGGACTGCCCCGGGATGTAGTCGATGTTGACGTCCGGGTTGGGGTTGTACATGACGGTCGGGAGCGCGGGGCCCTTGGGCGCGTACACCTGTGGCGCGTACGCCGGCTGAGCCATCGGCGCGTACGCCGGCTGAGCCATCGGCGCGTACGCCGGCTGGGCCATCGTGAGCTCGCCCATCGTGCTGCTCGGCTGGGCGGTCCCGAGGTTACTGACGTCCACGGACTGGCCGGGGATGTAGTCCACGTTGATGTTGTTGGGGTCGTAGTCGGTCGTGCTGCCGGTGCGGCCCGGCGAAGGCACGAACGCGGTCAGACCGCTGGACACGAGCGTCGCGGACCACGGCGTCCCGACCGTGCCCGCGCCGTAGCCGCGGGACATGTCCACGACGTACGTCATCCGCGAGCCGCGGTCTTCGACGCTCACGCGCGTGCTGAGGCCCCCCACCATCTGCGGCCCGGCCGTAGGCACGACGGAGCTCAGGAACGGGCCCTGGCTGCCGTACGTGTCGCGCACGTAGCCGACGGCCGCGTCGGTGGCGGCCGCCGCCATGCGCCAGGTGCCCGGCGCGGGCGCGGGCGTCGGCGCGGGCGACGGCGAGGGCGCCATAGGCGCGGGCGACGGCGAGGGCGCCATCGTCCCGTAGTTCGAATCTGGCCCGGCGACGCCGAGGTTGTCCACGTTCGAGGTCTGTCCCGGGATGTAATCGATGTTGAGGTTGTTGGGGTCGTAGTCGGTGATCTTCTTCCCCGGCGCGAGACCCGGCACGGTCACGGGAATCATGGGCGCGGGCGCCGCAGGGCCGATGGGCACCGTGACGCGCGTGCCCGGCTTGACGCACTTCATGTCCTTGGCCGGCCGGATCATCTTGGGGTTCTGGCACTTGGCGAGGCCGGCGGGCTGCGTGGTCGCGATGAACGTCCGCGTGCCGGTGCCAGGCGCTGGCACGAGACCTGGCAGGGTCACGGGAATCATGGGCGCTGGCGCCGCAGGGCCGACGGGAACCGTGACGCGCGTGCCCGGCTTGACGCACTTCATGTCCTTGGCCGGCCGGATCATCTTGGGGTTCTGGCACTTGGCGAGGCCGGCGGGCTGGGTCGTCGCGATGAAGGTCCGCGTTTGCGGGACGGGCGCGGGCACGGGTTTGCCGGCGGGCGCAGGCGTGGGCGCGGGCGCTGGCGCCGCAGGGCCGACGGGAACCGTGACGCGCGTGCCCGGCTTGACGCACTTCATGTCCTTGGCCGGCCGGATCATCTTGGGGTCCTGGCACTTGGCGAGGCCGGCGGGCTGCGTGGTCGCGATGAAGGTCCGCGTTTGCGGGACGGGCACGGGTTTGCCGGCGGCGGGCGCGGGCGCGGCGGCCGTCAAAAAGACGCGCGTGCCTGGCTTGACGCACTTCATGTCCTTGGCCGGCCGGATCATCTTGGGGTCCTGGCACTTGGCGAGGCCGGCGGGCTGCGTGGTCGCGATGAAGCTCGGCGCGGCCGCGGGCGCAGCCGCCGGCTTGAGTGCCTTGGTCGCGGGCTTCGCGGTGGGCGACGGCTTAGCGGCCTTGGTTCCCCTCAAATCGGCCTTGTTCTTTTTCTGGTCCTTTTTCTGGTCCTTGCCTGCCATTTACATCGGCACCGGTTTTTTTTCACGCGCGTTTGCGAATCTCGATCTCGCCCGACTCCAGTTTTTCCAGCAGCGCACGCATCGTCGTGACCTCGTCGCTCGTGCCCGGCGCGAGATAATACAGGCGCACGCGCGTGCCGGGCTTTTGCAGCTGCACGCTCCAGGTCTGGTTGGCGTAGGGGTTGAAGAGCCGCAGGTACCGCAGCTGCGAATCCACGACCTTGAGCCACCCGCCGAGGCGGTACTCGGCCTTGGCCACGCGGCCGGACGAGTCGAGCGTCTCGGTCACGTAGCGCACGCGCCCGCCCCGCGCGGACAGCAGATCCTGCGGGCTCACCAGCGAGAAGCCCTTGAGGTACGGCGCAAAGGTCGCTTCCGTGAGCTGCGACTGCTGCGTCATGGTCAGGTCCCCGAAATTAAAATCCAGCAACACCCACACCACATGCCCAGGCCGTCAGAGGCCGAAAACCGGGTGGACAGCTCACTAGAAAGGGCGCTGGACTTGTACTTCATGTCCCCCCCGCGTGCCACGCGGACGCCGGCGCGGTCGGCGACGCCGGCGCGGTCGGCGACGCCGGCGCGGTCGGCGACGCCGGCGCGGTCGGCGACGCTGGCGCTGACGCCGGCGCTGACGCCGGCGCGGTCGGCGCTGATGACGCCGTCGGCGACGCTGACGCGGACGCCGGCGCGGTCGGCGCCGTCGCGGACGCTGATGACGCTATCGCGGACGCCGTCGCGGTCATCATCGTCGCGGCGGGTGCTGATCGTCTGAAAAAAAAACCAAGCGCGATCGTAATGGAAACCCGCGTCGTGGTGGTGGTCCTGGTGGTCGCGTGCGTCGTCGCGGCGCTGTGGTGGCAGAGCCGCGGCATGGTCTACGTGCGCAGCCACGTCAACGGCAAGCGCTACCTGGTCAAGAACATGCCGCTCAAAAACCAGGTCGCGGACTGCCTCGCGGAGATGGAGCTCCGCGTGCGGCGGTTCCTCATCGACGCGGAGCGCATGTACCCCGACGACGAGCGGCTGCTGAACATTCGGCGCCGCTGGAACGGGACCTTCCACGAGACGCCCAACCACGCGCGCGACATCGCGTACAGCGTCGGCAAGGACGCGATCTTCGTGTGCGTGCGGTCCGCGGACGGCACCGCGGTGGAGGACTCCAACACGTGCATGTTCGTGGTGCTGCACGAGCTCGCGCACGTCGCGTGCTCCGACTGGGGCCACCCCCCCAAGTTCTGGGAGATCATGCGCTGGCTGCTGGAGCTCGCGGAGACCACGGGCGCGTACACGTACCAGGACTTTGGCGCGACCAAGACGAGCTATTGCGGCCGCCCCCTGGGCACCTCGCCCCTGACCTGCCTCAAGCACGGCACGTGCCGCTCGGAGGTCACGCCTCGGCGAAGCTGAGCTGAGTCACGTGATCACGTTACATCCAGCTTCATAGACACCAACGCCATCGACGCCTCCCGCGCGGCGTGCGCCGCCAAAAACTGCTCATACACCCAGAGGTAAAATCCCAGCGCTGCCGCTTTCGTCGCAAAAAACCTCGGGTAGCGGCTGAAGGTGCTCCAGCGCTCCGGCCGCACCGCGCGGACGTCGTCCCCCAGCCGGCCAAACAGCGGCGCCTTGGCCCTCAAGACGCACTTGAAATCATCGTACTTCATGTGAGGGATGTCCATCACACGAGTCGCCGCGGCAGGTATGAGGCTGGCGGGGTTCAAGTCAGCCATATATGGCGGTCAGCACAGTCCCGCCGCGCCGAGTCCACGTCCGCGCCGAGTCACGCTCGCTCGCCGCCGACATTGTACTCGCGCATTTGCGCCGACGCGTACGCCGACGGCCACCGAGCGACGCGTCTCTTGACGCAACTCTGGGAACGCTGGCTCGGCCATGGTGTGCGTTACTAAAAAAAAGTTCAATCACCACGCCGAAAAGAGAGAAATGGTGCCGTGCATGGGGTGGTCCAGCTGCACCGTCGCGATCACGGGGACCGGGAGCCGCGGCAAGTCCTCTTCGTCGTCGTCCTGCGTCGCGAGCCCCAAGACGAGCGTCTCCAGCGCCAGCAGCCGCGTGCACGCGTTCAGCCTCGTTTGGCACCGCGAGAGCCCGCAGAGCGCGATGCTGCCGTTGGGCTCCACCGCGTCGATGTGCACCGCGGGGTTTGTGTCGGTCGCGTCGTACGTAAAGTCCACCAGCCCGCGAGACGTCCACACCCGCACGGTGTAGTTGCCGACCGCCAAGGGCAGCGCGTTGTGGACGGCCGCCAGCGCATCGAGCTGCTGGTCCCTCTTGACGTCGTCGACGTACGTGGTGTCGTTGGGGGACACGGTCAAGTCGCGGCCCCCCGAGGTCATGTCGATCCGGGCGGGCGGCGCGGACGCGCGGGCGGCCACGTACGGGTGCATAGTAACAATTAAGTGTGGGCAGCAACGGGCGAGGCGTCGGCTTTATGGATGCAGTACCATATATGGCACGCGCGGGACGCATATATGGCACATGTGGCCACGTATAACCGTGCCCGTGTTTCATGTCCATTTCATTTCGAGCAATGAGGACCAGGGGCTCGGCGAGAAAGGTGACCGGCGGCGGCGTGCCGCGGCGGCCCCAGACCCAGGCCGCGCCCCAGACCGCGCGCGCGCGCGAAGAAGCTGCTGAGCCCGAGACCCTGGACGCTGCGTTGGTGGTGATTGCGGGCCTGCGCGCAGACATCGTCCGTCTGCGCGCAGACCTGGCGGCGGCGCGCCACAGCCTGGACGCGCGGCGGGCCAAGTGCAAGAAGGCCGCGGAAAACCTGGAGCACGTGGAGCGGCTGCTCAAGAGCCTGGAAACCCCGAGCCCGAGCCCCGAGCCCTCGGAGCCCCCGAGCCACGAGCCCGTGTCGCACGTGTCCGAGTCGTCTTCCGATTCATAACCTTCCGATTATGTAAAAAACATGTGTCAGCGCACGTACACGGGGCCCGCGCGGCTGGACTGGCCGGCGCGGTCCTCCATCGTGTCCTGGACGGCGGTGGGCACGCTGATAAAGTCGTAGCGGTTGTACGCGCCCTCCGTGATGCGGCGCGTGCGCTGGGGCAGGGTCGCGCCGGTCGCAAAGGTCAGCGCCGCGCCCTGGTCGTTGAGCAGGCCGCCGCGGCCGGTGGTCTTGTAGGGCGCGGTGCCGAAGAGCTCGGTGGAGGGCCGGTTGCTCGCGGCCGGCATGTCGTTGCGCGTGTACGACCCGAGGAGGTGGTTGTACGTGTTGACGACGCGCGGCCCGACGCCCGCGGCGACGCGGCCCTGCGCCCAGCGCGGCTGGCCCTGCTGCGTGGTCATGGGGTTGACGACGTACGCAAAGGGCCCGCGGGACTGCGCGTCCAGGAGGCGCAGGTACCCCGCGTCGCTGGTGAGCTGCGCGTTCACGACATCGTCGAGGGCGTGCATATTACACATGCCCAACATAATATTTCTCGGCGACGTACATGACTCGGCTTCGGTTTCAGCAGACCGCCACGCCGGTGATGATCGCGGCCGCGCGGGGGGAACCCCACTTCGAGGACGTGCTCGACGTCCTCACGGACGACGCCGTCAAGGCGCTGTGCCGCGACGCGCAGGGCACCCAGGTCGTGAGCCACAAGTACGTCCAGGGCGGCAAGCGCCGCGTGCAGTTCGTCGCGCTGGTGTACACGCGGATCTCGGAGTCGTCGCGCACGCGCCGCGGCGCCGTCAACCCCGCGGGCTTCCTGGTCGCCACGCCGGGCAAGACGCCGGACGACCTGTACATCGACGTCGTGTGCGGCGCGGGGCACGGCAAGGCGCTGGTCAAGGAAGCGCTGCGCTTCGCGAGGGCGCGCGGGTACAGGACCGCGTCCCTCAGCGCGCTGCCGCACGTCGTCGACTTTTACCCGCAATTCAGGTTCATGGCCGGCGACGCCGACCCCTGCGCGCCCGGCGCGTCCGCGCAGCGCGTCGCGGCCGCGGGGGGGAGCGCGACCAGCGGGTACCGCTTCCGCAAGTGCCTCGAGGGGACCACGGAAGCGAACAACCACGTGCCCCGGGGCCCAGACCAGGACCGGTACAGGCTGCCGCCGCTGTCGCCCTCCAGAACGCGCACGGTCGACACCCTCCGCGGCGCGACGCGGGTCATCGACCTCACGTCGCCGTCGCCGTCGCCGTCGGCGCGCGCGCGGCCGTCGCCGTCGTCGCGGCCGTCGCCGTCGCCGTCGTCGCGGCCGTCGCCGGTCGTCGTCGATCTCACGCTGTCGCCGACGCCGCCGCCGAGGCACAGGGCGTGGGACGTCGATCTCACGACGTAATTAAAATGTGGGCGGTACACATGGACCCGAGCTCAGTTCGCAAGACCCTCGCCGCCGTGGTCGTCGGCAGCAGCAAGCTCCTCAACCTGGACATCAAGGCGTCCAAGACGGGGTACGTCGCGACCGGCGTGCCGGACATCAACGGCCTTCCCGGCCGGCTGGACCCGTTCCTGGACGCGACCTGGACGCGCCGCAGGAAAGGCGCCGAGGACCCCGTGGCCAAGGACCGCTTCGGCTCGGAGCTCTACCCCGTCGCGAACCCGCCGGTGCACGAGTTTGTCTTTGGCTCGCAGGCGCGCATGATGGCGCGCGAGCCCCGGCTCGTGTCGCGGTGACTCGTGTCGCGGTGACCCGGCTTTTACAGCATGTCGTCCTCAAACGCGACGACCGTCATCATGGGCCGCGCCCGCGCGGGCGCCGGCCGCACGGTGTCGCGGTACGCTTCCAGCCGCCTCGCGCGCGCGAGCTCCTCCGCGTGCTGGTCCGCGTGGCGCGCGCACCGCCCGTCGAAGACGCCGCGCCGCGTGCACCGCGCGCCCGTCCGCGTCGTGCCGGCGCACGTTCCCACCCCGGACTCGGACGCGATGCGGGTGTGCGCGTTGACGGTGTGCGCCTTGTACCGGTCCAGGAGCTGGCGGTAGTCCAGCGCGTGGTCGCGCGCGATGTCGAGGAGCAAACTTTCGACGGCCTCCGAGACCACGAGCCGCACAAAGTCGCTGACCGCCGTCGACGCGGTCAAGAGGTCGAGCAGCTTTTGCGCAAACGGGCTCGGCCGCGCGTCCGCGGCGGCGGCCATGTCTTTTGTTTCGGCAGCGCGCGCCGACGCCCGCCGCCAAAAAAAAAGAATTGATGGATACACATCACACCATGCCCCAGTGCCCGCCGTGCGCGCCCGGACAGGTGTGCAACCCGGCCACCGGCAACTGCGTCCTCGAGACCGGCCGCATCGGGAGACGCCTGCTCGCGGCCCGGCGCGACTCGGCCACGCCTCGGCGCGACGCGCCGGCGCCCGTCGTCGACCTGGTGACGCCGGCGCGGAGCCGGCCCCAGTCTACGCCGGTCATCGACCTGACGTCGGCGTCGCCGATGTCGATAAACGTCGTCCCCAAGGCGGCGGCACCTCTGCGAAAGATCGTCAAGGTCAAGAGGGCCGCTAAAAACGGCGCGGGCCCGTCCAGGCCGCCGACGTCGCCGGCCGCGCGCGCCGCGTCGCCGGCCGCGCGCGCCGTCGACGCTAACAGCCCCTGGACGACCGTAAGCCCCGCGTACAGGCCCGCCGCGAGCCCCGCGTACGCCGCCGCCGTGAGCCCCGCGTACACCGTCGCGAGCCCCGCCAAGGCCGCCAAGGCCGCCAAGGCTGCGAGCCCCCCGAAACCCAGACACCCGCCACTGGCCCCCATCGCCCCCGTGCAGTACGCGACGGTCGCCGATCCCGAGTTCATGACGGCGCACTTTCGCGTGCCGCCGGGCATGAGCATCGTGTACCTGGTGCACCCGGGCACGCAGACGTGGTCGCTGCCTCGCGATCTGCGGGCTATCTCGGCGGGCGGCGTGCGCGGCTCGGACCTCGTGTCCATCGGCGGCCAGCTGTACGACGCCTACCGGCACGGCGAAAAGGTGCCCGACGTGCGCGTGGGCGCGGCGGCCGTCGCGTTTCCCCTGCCCGACGGCCCTCCGGCACGGTCTTCACAGGCGGTGCGATTGTCGGACATGGTCAAGGCGCTGGCGTGGCGGTCGTCCAAGGGCGTGACGGTCGTCGTCGGCCCCGCCGCCGGGGCGTGACGTGGCGCCTGACGTGGCGTCTGGCGTGGCGTTTGGCGTGGCGGGGAAAGGTCGTCCATTTCGAATGTCGAGGACATTTCTGTTTCTTGCAAGTCGTCGAGATCGAGCGGTTGCAGGACGTGCACCGCCGTGAACATATACCGCGCAGTAAGAAATATATCATGAACAGCACCGTCCGTCGCGCGATCCTGGGCAAGGTGCCCGTGTACGGGATCTGCGATCGCCACCACGCGCCGCACCGCGCCCTGTACGGCGTGCAGCACCCGTGCGGCCAGACGCAGGTGCTGCTGTTCACCGAAAAGGCGCACGCGTACGAGGTCGCGGGGATGCTGGACGGCTACCGCGCGCAGCACGGCGAGTACCCGCCCAACGACGTGCTCGGCTTCCACACGTCCGCCGGCGCGGCGTGGTCGGGGGACTTGTCGATCGACGAGCTGCGCCTGGACCTGTTCGTGCGGCACGCGCGCGGCTCGGGCATGGGGTACAGCGTGATCTTCGACGTCGACGACGACGGCACGTTCCTGTGCAAGGACCTCTCGCTCTCGGACGTCGCGCACCGGCGCGCGTTCATGGAGCGCCAGCTCGCGCTGCCGTCATATGGCGACGCGGCGGACGGCGGTGGCGGCGTGAGTACTGTCGTGCCTTTTTTCGACCCCAGGAACCCGCTGTACCGCCCTAAGAAGAAGTGACTGTAATTACACACATCATTGTAAAAAAAGTCGAACCAAGTCGATGCCCCGCCGCGCGAGGCCAGCCTTCACGGACGCGATGAGCACGACGTGAGACCAGGGCAAGCTGTCGTCGTCGTAAACAAAGGTCACGGCGTCTTGTCCGGGATCGACCGAGAACTCGATGAAGTGGTCGGCGAACTGGACCGTGACGTACACACCGTCGCGCTCGTAGTCGTGGCCGTGGGCGGCCATGCGTGTGATTTGCGTCGTCACGCTGACGCCGCCGGGCATCGCGAACGTCTTGGTCGCCTCGTAGCCCGCGAGCCCCATCGGCGCGCCGTGCCAAGGACCGACCGCGAAGCCCGCGCGCCGCAAGCGCGTCAGGCTCGCGGTCCACCCGACTTCCACGGCGGTCAGCACCGCGGCGAGGACGCGCGTCTTGAGGCTGCGGCCGGTCAGGACCGCGGACATGCGGGGGTCCGCGCGGAAGCGCTGCGCCGAGGCGACGCGCTCCGCGTGCACCCGGTTCGCGGCGCCGCTCCCGGACCGCGACACCCGCCCCACCGACCGCATGTTCCGCGGCGACACCGTGCGCGCGACGCGGGTGTGTATGTCCGCAGGTAACGAGTCCCAGCTCGCCATGATGTCTACGCGTACATTTTTAACCGCTGCGCGCCTGGTCGCGTCTCAGCCGCTGCGCGCCTGGTCGCGTCTCAGCCGCTGCGCGCCTGGTCGTAGTACGCGTACCAGCGCCGCCAGTCCACGCCCGTGGGCTTGCCGAGCTTGGCGTTCACCGCGTCGTGCAGCTCCGTGGTCCAGCGGAAGAGCGTGAGCCGGTCGCGGAAGACCGCGTCCGTGAGCTTGAGGCGGCCGCTGGATATCAGCGACTCGTAGCCCGCGCGGCACCCGGGGCACGGCAGCACGTGGCGCAGGCTCTCGAAAAAGGCGCGGAAACCGCGGCGGTCCTTGGCCGTGGGCCTGGACGGGAACGTCGCGGCCGTGAAGTGGATGACCTGCCACATGCCCGGACCCCAGAAGCTCGGCGCGAAGCCGTTGTCGCTGAGACCGGACGCCATATTCACGTGACATCAGACTTTTTTGCTGGCGCCGCGGCGCGTACGTGCACGTGTGAAAATCGAAAGAGTCAGATACCAGCAGCCGACGCCGGCGCCTCGCCGCCCTCCACGATCTCGCCCCCGGGCACGCCAGGCAGGGGTCTGGTCACGCGGGGCACGGTCACGACGGGCGCCGGACGCACGGCCGGCGTGGTCTTCGGCGGACGCACGGCCGGCGCGGGCGGCGCAGACGCACGACACCTCGCGATCGCGTTCGCGATCCGCTTGCCGCACGCGGTCGTCTTGTCGACGCACACGCGGCGCGCGGCCGCGAGGCACCCCGGCGGCGGCGGCGGGGGTACAGGCGGCACAGGCGCAAAGCCCGGCGTCGTGGGCGCGGGCGCGGGGGGCTTCCGCGCGACGCACCTTCCGTCGACGAGATCGTATCCCGGCGCGCACTCCTCGCACATCGGCATCGCCATGCACGCCTTTCCAGGCGCGCACGTTCTTTGGGGCTTGTACCTCAGGCACGGCGACGACGGCTTTGGCGCGACCGCCGGTCGCGGCGCGGGTGGCACGCACGGCGGTTGTCCTTGTCGTCCCCCACACGCTCCGAGTCCCCCCCACGCTTGCTGAGCGGGCTGAGCGGGCGCGGCGGCGGGCTGAGTGGGCGCGGCGGCGGGCTGAGCGGGCTCGGGCGCGGCGGCGACGGGCTGAGCGGCGGGCTGCTCGGGCGTCTTGCGCCGAGACACCGCGACCGCGACCCCGACCACCGCGACGACCGCGATCACCGCAAGGTACCTTGCGGCAGACATGTCATGAGCACCACATTTTTTTGTGCGGGGCACGCGCCCATCACAAAAAACCGTATTCAAAACCAAAACAATCAGGCCTCGGCGGGCGCGGGGGCCGCGGGCGCGGGGGCCGCCGCCTTGGGGATGCGGCGGATGCGCGAGCCCGCGGCCTTGGCCTCGGCGAGCTGGGCCTTCAGGCGCGCGTTCTCGGCGACGAGCTTGTCCTGCTTGGTGCGCAGGAGATCGACGTGCCGCTGGACGCGGGACACGATGGGGTCGGACGACGACGCGGGCTTCGCGGGACAGGTGGACTCGGCTTTCGACATGCACGTATCGCAGGAAAATTCCTCAGCCTTCAAACGCATCCTCTTCTCCGCCCTGGGGGGCGGCGGGCGCGGCGGGCGGCGGCGGTGCGGGCGGGGGCGCGGCGACGATTTGGTCGTCGTCCGCCGCGGGGTCGGCGGGGTCGGGGTCGTCGTACATCTCGACGAGGCGGTGCGATTGCAGGTCCCGGAGCTGCGTCTTCACGGCCGCGACGTCGCGGGCGAGCCAGAGCAGCACGATCACGCACACGGCGGCGGCGGCGACGATGTACCTCGGGTTCATGGCGTCTTGCTCGTCAATCCAGTTTATTATTTCCGAATCTGAGCGACGCGCGTCACACGACTCGGCGGTACTCGGCTTCGCCAGACGCCCGGAAATTATCTGCACCCCAGGGAGAATGCCGCCGCTCCCGAAGCGCGCGCGCGACGCCGCGGCCGAGGCCGACGACCGCAAGCGCCAGCGCGCGGCCTGCGTCGTGACCCGCGTCGAGGCCCTGGACGCCGCGGGCGCGGAGGGCCTCCTGGACACGCTCTGCGGGCGCTGGCTGCTGACGCCCGACGCGGTCGGCGCGTCGATCGACCAGACCATCGGCGCGGCCTTTGCCAACTTTGGCGTGGGGATCGAGTCGGCCTTGCTCGACGCGCCGGAACTCGCGGCGGCGCCGGCGGCCGGCGGCGGCGAGGGCGTGGGCGGCCTGGCGCAGCTCGTCGAGCGCATCCACGAGCACGAGACCGAGGCGGTCGCGCTCTTCAACCGGCTGCGCGCGCTGGACCTGCTCCCCGTCGCGGGCGCCGACGAGCCCGACGGCGCCGACGACGCCAAGGCGCTCACGCTGAAGCGCGTGGTCAAGGTCCTGGAGCAAGTGTGGTACGGCAAGAAGGTCACGGTCGCGGGCTACCAGGCCAAGCTCGCGGCGCACGCGCTGGGCTCGGACGACGTCCGCGTCGACGACAGCCTCGACGCGCAGCTCGCGAGCTGGGGCATCCGGTTCCGCTGGATCGACGTGTCCACGACCAACCCGATGCAGAACCTGCTGCTGCACCTCCTCGACTGCGCGATGGAGCGCAAGTACCGCAAGCAGCTCGGCTGGTGCTTCGAGCCCGTGCTCATCGACGGCGTGCCGACGCACGCGTGGCGGCAGGTCATGGAGGTCAAGGACTTTGTGCACTCCATGATCTCCAAGGAGACGTCCTGGGAGCAGTGGTGCAACGCGACCACCAACACCAAGAACATCTCGTCCGCGGTCGAGTACCTGAGCAACTGCGTGGACTACCAGTTCCCCACGCTGCGCAAGCAGCGCGGCGTGTACTCCTTCCGCAACGGGGTGTACGTCGCGCGCGACGACAAGTTTTACGCGTTCGGGGGCCTCCCCGATTCCGTCGTCGCGTGCAAGTTCTTCGACCTCGACTTCGAGCCGCACGCGGGGCGGCACTGGTCGGACATCCCGACGCCGTACCTGCAGTCGATCATGGACTACCAGCAGTTCCCGCGCGAGGTGTGCGACTGGATGTACATCCTGCTGGGCCGGCTCATGTACGACCTCGGCGACCTGGACTCGTGGCAGGTCATCCCCTTTTTCAAGGGCATGGCCAGCAGCGGCAAGTCCACGGTCGTGCTCAAGGTCGCCAAGAACTTCTTCGAGGCCATCGACGTCGGCGTGCTCTCGAACAACATCGAGCGCAAGTTCGGGCTCAGCGCGTTCGCGGACAAGTACCTCTTCGTCGCGCCCGAGATCAAGAACGACCTCCAGGTCGAGCAGGCGGAGTTCCAGTCCATCGTCAGCGGCGAGGACATCCAGGTCAACACCAAGTTCGCCAAGGCCAAGACGTGCGTCTGGCGCGTGCCCGGCGTGCTCGCGGGCAACGAGGTCCCCGGCTGGGCGGACAACAGCGGGTCCATCCAGCGCCGCATCGTGCTCTTCGACTTTTCCAAGGCCGTCACCAACGGCGACATGAAGCTGGGCGAGAAGCTCGAGGACGAGCTCGCGGCCACGATCCTCAAGTGCAACCGCGCCTACCTCGAGAAGGTCGCGGCGCACAGCCACACGAACCTCTGGCAGGTCTTGCCGCGGTACTTTCACGCGACGCGCGACGAGATGGCGCAGGCGGTCAACTCGGTGGAGGCGTTCCTGGCGTCCAACGACGTCGAGCTCGGCCCCGACCGGTACATGCCCTTCAAGGAGTTCAAGGACGCGCTGCGGCTGTTCGAGCAGTCCAACGGGTACAAGTCCGGCGGCAAGGCGCTGACCGCGGACTACTGGCGCGGCCCGTTCGGCAAGTTTTCGCTGGAGCGCGTGCACGACAAGCGGGTGTACGGCAACCAGAACCTCAAGCGCGACTACGTCGTGGGCGTCGACCTCGCGCGGTCCGAGGAAGAGTCCGGCTTTTGAGTTTCGATTTTTTTTCATGTGCGCTAGTATAATGCTCGCGAGTCTCGTCGTGCTGATCGTTCTGGCGCTGGCCGCCGTCTTGTTCGCCGGAAATGTCACGCGCGTCGTCGCCGCGGTCAAAAAGTCCAGGGTCGCGGTCGCGCGCGCCGCGTCGCGCAAGCCCGCCGCCGCGCGGAAGCCCGCCGCCGCCGCGCGGAAGCCGCCGACGATGTACACGACGCACGCGTACAGGTCGGTCGCGTCCGGGCCGCTGACCGGCCTGGAGCGCGTCAAGACGTACTCCCCCGCGATGGTCGCGGGCCACCGCTTTGCGTGACCGCGCGACGCGCGAATTAACCCGCGCGAATTAAAATCGCACCTACACGTATCATGGCAGCCAAGAAGCCGACGAACAAGAAGGTCGCGACCGCACCGAAGCCGACGTTTGTCCAGCGCGTCATGTCGTGGGCGCGCGGGATTCTCGCGATCGGCCTCACGGTGCTGGTGCTGTGGTTCGTCGCGCCGTGGGCGTTCGCGGCGTGGCGCGCGTGGTCGGCCGCCCGGGCCGCGAGGGCGGCGGTCGAGCAAGTGACGGCTTAAGCACTCGCGCCCCCGCGCGCGCGCAATGGTGCATGACGACTGCGGCCTCGGCGAGGACGTGTCCGACGTCTCGGACTTCGACTTTACAGCGCCCGAGGTCCCGTACTCGCACACGCGCCTCGACATCGAGTCCTGGCAGGACGCGTGGTCCGAGGAGCTGGTCACCGCGTACCACGCGGTCACGGACCTGTGCCGCCAAAACGGGTGGGCGATCCTGGACGGGTGCACCTACCACGATTTCGCGACCTGGGCGTATGACAAGTCCAGGGGCTGCCCCAACGTGTGACGACGCGCCGGCGCCCGCGGCCGACGACGCGCCGGCGCCCGCGGCCGACGACGCGCCGGCGCCCGCGGCCGACGACACGCCCACGGCCGCGGCCGACGACGCGCCGGCGCCCGCGGCCGACGACGCGTACCGGACGCTCGTCGTCGGCGGCGGCGGGATCCGCGGCGTGTCGGCGCTGGGCGCGGCGGCGCGTCTGTCGGACGCCGGACTTCTCGCCGACGTCGACACGTTCGTGGGGACGTCCGCGGGCGCGCTGGTGTGCGCGGTGCTCGCGGTGAAGCGCGACCTGCGGGAGGTCATGGCCGTTCTCGAGCGCGAAAAGTACGCGCCCGACTACGACCTCGCGGGCATGGGGTCAAAGTACGGCCTGGACTCGGGGCGGCACCTCGCGTCCTGGATCCACCGGATCCTGGGCGCGCGGTACACGTTTGCGGAGGTGCGCGCGCGGTTCGGGACGACGCTGGTCGTGTGCGCGACGGACCTGACCCGCCGCCGCGCCGCGTACCTGGGCCCGGACACGCACCCCGAGATGGACGTGGGCCTCGCGCTGCGTGCGACGTGCGCGGTGCCCCTGTACTTTGCGGCCGTGCGGACCGCGGGCGGGGGGCTGTACGTCGACGGCGCGCTCATGGACAACTTTCCGATGGCGTGGGCGCGGGCGCACACGAGCCGCGGCCGCGCGCTGGGCGTGTGCATCCGCGGCGACGACCCCGCGCCGATCACGAGCCTGGACACCTACGTCGGCGCGCTGGTCGACTGCATCGTGCAGACCGACCACGACTGCGCGGACGCCGACGACCCCGACGTCGTGTACCTGCGCGCGCCCCCGGACATCGGGACCCTGCACTTGTCGCTGAGTCCCGCCGGCCTCGCGCGGCTCTTCGACGCGGGCCGCGACCAGGCCGGGCGCTTCCTGGCGTCGGCGTGAATTTTTTCGCGGTATACTACACCTGTAATGGCGCCGAAGCAGTGCCCATCGCCGTGCGACGCAACCAAGGTGTGCAACCCCAAGACGGCGCGGTGCGTGCTCAGAACCGGCAAGATCGGGCGCGAGATTCTGGGGGCCGAGCCGCCGAAGGCGACGACGACGACGACTTCGAAGGCGACGACCCCGAAGGCGGCGACGACTTCGAAGGCGTGTCCCCCGTGCGACGCGACCAAGGTGTGCAACCCGGCCACGGCGCGGTGCGTGCTCAGAACCGGCAAGATCGGGCGCGGCATTCTCGGCGGCGGGGCCGCGGCGGCGCCCCGGAAAGTCAAGGCCAACGCCAATGCTCCGCAGAAGAACTTCCTGGTTGCGGCGCGGAACGCCGGCGCGCCGCCGCGCGCGCCGCGGGCCGCAGCCCCCGCGCAGCGCGCAAACGCGAGGCTGGCCAAGGGCGGGACCGTCAAGCCTCTACCCCCCCGGTTTCAAAGCTGGGCTGATTTAGTCAACAAAGTCTTGGATGAATACGTTGGTGCGCTTGATTCCCGGTGGGACCCGCTCTCATTTCGGCACGACTTTATGGAAGAAAGGGTGCCTCCAGACATGTGGCCTCCAGTCGCGGCAATCAAGGAAGACACCGAAGACATGCGCTATCGGTTTCATTACGTCGAAATACTCACGGACCAGGAGCTCCTCCGCCTGATGCCCCGCGCCACGTACACCGACAACCTTTTCCCAAACGACGATTTGCTTCGCGACCTGCGGCCGCGTCTGATACGGCTCGGGTACCCCGTGAAGCGCGTCGGCGCCTGGTCGAACAACGCCAAGACAGCTGCTCCGAAGAAGACAGCTGCTCCGAAGAAGACAGCTGCTCCGAAGAAGAACTTCCTGGTTGCGGCGCGGAACGCCGGCGCGCCGCCGCGCGCGCCGCGGGCCGCAACCCCAGCGCAGCGAACGTTCGTAACGTACTCGCCCTTCGACCCGCGCGCAAACGCCAGGCTGGCCAAGGCAAAGGCCGTCAAGACGGCCGCCGCAAAGTCCGCGAAGCGCCCGACGCCGCTGACGCTCGCGCAGGTGTTGCGCAACTGGCCCAAGGGCGTCCAAAAGCTCTCCGCCAAGGTGGACAACCGGAGCAATAAGATGGACTATTTGCAGGAAAAGTGGTACGACCGGGGGATGCCGTGGTGGTACGCCGGCCTGCCCAAGTTCCTGGGGGCGGGGGCCGAGTACTTGACCAGAGAGCGCGTGCTGCAGCTCGTTCCCAATCCCGGAGACACCGCGAAAATCGTGGTGCACTACGAACCCGATGGCAGCCGCGTCGTCATCAAGGATTTTTTGGACCCGAAAAAGGCGTTCGTGGTGACCCTTCACCGCCCCGCGTCCGCGGCGGAACTCTGGAAGTACCACACCACAAGCTCCAACTCGGCGCGGGAGTTGTTCGACGTCCCAGGGGCCCCATATAAGCCTGATACCGACAACCACAACTACTCGAAAGCAAAGATGCCGTCCGAGGAGCTCGCCAGGCGGACCCTCATCGCCACGCCCGACAGACCGAACGCGCCTGGAACGTACGGCAGCACCCAGCCCGAGATATGGGATTTCACAGATCTCGGAAGAGTATTGGGATACTGGGGCAGCGTCGACGGCCGGTTCATCACGTGGATGGCCCCGGGCGGCGGTGTCGCGCCGAAGCCGGCTGCGCCCGCGCCCGCGCCCGCGCCCGCGCCCGCGCCCGCGCCGCCCGCCGGCTGGGTGTGCAACGGTGGTAAATGCGTGAAGCGCGCCGCGCCGAAGCGCGCCGCGGCGAAGGGAGCCGCGCCGAAGCGCGCCGCGCCGACGCCGCGCGCGCCGCCCGCGGCCGTCGTCAACGCGAGCAACCGCGGGACGCACAAGGTCCCGGCCGGCCGCGGCGCGCCCGCGGGCCACGCCAAGAACTACGCGAACAAGACCGCGCGCGGCCTGGACGGCGAGCTGTGGCACTCGACGCAGGTCCGCTCGCCCAAGGGATATACGTGGCGCTGGAAGAAAGTGCGGTAATTGCGGGATTTGCGGTTTCGCCGCGGAATCTGTAAATTATTCTGGGCATCGTGTATATCATGAATCCGCCGCCGGTCGGGCCAGTGAGCAAGCAGAAGTTCCTCGCCGCGCGCAACACGCAGACGGACTCGTGGTGCCGCTACGAGCCCGTCAAGTGCGTGCTGCAACAAATGAAGGAAATCGGGTTCTTCGTGGGCGCGTACATCGCGCTGGTCCTCGTGGCCACGAACTTTGACGTGACGAAGTTGCCGAGCCTCCAGCAGCTCGCCAAGTTCTCGGTCGTCTTCGTGGGGATCGGGTACAGCGCGCGCCTCATGTCCGACTCGCTCGGCGACAAGGTGTCCATCGCGGCCATGAACTCCATCGGCGCCAAGACCATCTCGCTCATCTTCCCCAAGTTCATCTCGTGGTGACCCGGCCATGCCTCGGCGTGACCCGGCCATGCCTCGGCGTGACCCGGCCATGCCTCGGCGTGACCCGGCCACGCGGCGCGCGGCGCGCGGTGTTACGCGTACCGCAGCCCGCTGGTCTGTCCCGCGTACTTTGTGCGCTTCGGCTTTGGCGGCGGCGACGACGCGCGGCCGCTCAAAAAGTTCAGGATCTGCTGGACGATCCCGGGGGACGTTGTCTTGGCGCGCCGGCGACCTGGCGGCGCCCTGGCGGGACTCCGCGACCGCGGCCTCACCGCGACGCGCACGCCCTTGTTCAGGTACGTCTTTCCCGCGGCGGCGGAGGCGGGTTTCTTGGTTGCGTTTGCTTTGGAAGCCGCGTTGGCCGGTGCCTTTGTCGAGGTTGCGGTCGGCGTCGTCGTCGTTTTCGTTTTCGTGGTTTTTCCGTTGGACGGCGTGGGCGTCGCTGTCGTTTTCGTTTTCACGTTGGAAGGCGCGGGCGTCGAAGGCGCGGGCGTCGCTGGCGCTTTGTTTGGTTTGTTTGGCGTCGTCGTCGTGGTTTTCGCTGGTTTGAAACTGCCGCCGGCGCTTTGGATGTCGGTGCCGGCGGCGTTGAGCTTGACGTTGCACGCGGCGCCGCACGTGATCTTGGGGCCGGCCTGGATCTGGTCCAGGAGCCCGCACTCGATGCTCACGCCCTTGAGGCACGTCAGGAACGCTTCCAGCGGCGCGGCGCGGCGGAGGGCGTCGTAGTACACGTACGAATTCGCGTCGCGGGCCTTGGGGCGCTCGCTGTACCCCGCCTTCGCGAGCTGCTCGTTCAGCGCGAGCAGCTCTGCCTCCGCGGCCTGCACCTTTTCGAGCTTGTCGCCGCGGGTCTTGCGCGGCTTGCCGGCCTTGGTCACGCCGCCCGCGCCTTCGAGGGCCTCCGCGACCTGCTCGCTCGGCGGCGCGACGCCAAAGTACCGCGCGACGGTCACGCTGGTCGCGTTGCCCTTGTGGCCGCAGTACCGCAGCGCGCGCCCGACGGCCTGGTCGTCCAGGGCCTGCGTCGGCAGCGGCGCGACGAGGTGCACGTTGCGGAGGTGCCACAGGTCCAGGCCCTCGTACTCCGTGGTCACGAAGATCTTGAGCTTCTCGCCGGCCAGGTTCTTGTCGCTCTTGAAAAAGTTCTGGACGCCCTTTTGCTGCGCGGAGTCCACGGTCTCGCCGTCCAGGACGCCGCCGTAGTACGCGAAGAAGCGCGGCTTGTTGGACATGTCCTTGACGACCACGACCTTTTCCGTCTTTTCCTCGCCGGTCGCTGGGTCCTTGACCTTGCGACTCGTGGGCGCGGGCGCCTTGAACTGCTCCATGCCCGCGAGTGCCAGCGCGGACACCGCGGCTTTCAGGGTGTTGGGGTCCGGCACGTACACGTACTGCTTGCCCTGGCTCTTCATCGCGTTCGCCAGCGCGGCCTTCATCTTTTCCGAGAGGACCACTTCCGACTTGGAATTAATCACCGCGATGCCCGGCACGGGTTTCTGCTTCTTGAGAAGGTCCCAGTCCTCGTCGCTGTAAAAGGTCTTGGCCGCGGTCTTGCCGAGGATGCACCCCGCGACGCGGCTCTTCAGGTAGTAGTCTTTCGCGGCGTCCGGGTTCTTGTCCAGGTCGCGCGTTTCCGGCTTGGCCGCGGAGCCGGCGGCCGTGAAGGCCGCGAGGTAGGCCGCGTAGTACGCGGGGCTGTGCGGGACCTCGTAGTTCTTGGGGCCGCCGACGATCGTGCCGTAGTGCGTCTTGTCGCCGCGGATGTCCGCGTACGACAGCAGCCCCCGCGCGCGCGTCGGGTCCGCGACGACTTCCGCGAGCGTCAGCACCGGCGCGCCGGTGGGGCGCACGATGTTGAGCATGCTCATGTACTCCTGCGCCGTGTCGCCGGGCGTCGCCGTCAGACTAAAAAGCATGATGTCGCCCCTGCCCGCGGCGTCCTTGAGGAGGTGTTTCCGGAGGTTCTCGGAGCCCTCGCGGTCTTGCTCGCTCTTGGACGGCTTGAAGAGGTTCTGCGCCTCGTCGATGATCAGCACGCTGCCCAGCGACTTGCCGTCCTTGGACGTGGGGTGGAGGTAGTCCCGCATCGGCTGGGTCGGGCGGCCGGGCTCGTTGGTCTTGATGCTGCCGAGCCTCCAGAACGACCACGTCGTGACCCGCGACTTGAGCGTCGCCGCGCCCGCGCCCGCGCACCACGCCTTGAGCGCGCCGGCGTTGGGGTGCTGGAAGCTGCCGCGCGAGTACAGCGACCCGCCGTCCGGCGGCGGCGGCGGCGGCTTGCCCGCGAAGATCTTGCGCGACTCGGCGGGGAAGAAGAGCAGCGCGTTCTGGGCGTACTCGGTGAGGTTGTTGCTGGCCATGTTGGCGTTCGTGGTGCACATGTTGATCTTGCGGCCGGAGTCCCAGAACGCGGCGATGATGCCCATCGCGGTCACGGTCTTGCCGGACCCGGTGTTGTGCCAGACCAGCAGCCCGCGCCGGTTCCCCACGGCCGCGCGCGGCGAGCCCGCGAGCATCTTGGCGAACTCGTACACGATGCCCTGGTGCGGCCCGATCTTGGGGCGCTTGCCGTCGGCGTCGCACAGCCACTTGCCCTCCGAGATGCGCGACAGGAGCGGCTTGTTGCGGTCCGCCATGTCGCGCTTGAAGCACGCGTCCATGACGGGGTCGAACGCGCCGCCCGCGGCGGCCGCGATCTCGGCCGCGCACACGGGCGGCTTCGGCGGGCCCGCCGTTTCGCGCGCGCGCTCGTTGGCCGTCGTTTGGCGCGGCGCGTACGCGTAGCCCCCGCCCACGTTGCGCGAAAAGGGCGTGTACTTGGTCGCGACCTTGCAGGGCCCCGACACGGACGTCAGGGGCCGCCGCAACACGGTGGACCCGCCGGCAGGCTTGAAGCGCTCGAACGTGTAGCACCTCTTCTTTTCCGTGGACGTCGTGGTGCCCAGGACCTGCCCCGGCCCGCAGAACCGTTTGTCGACGTTGGCGTCGAGGACGCGGCCTTCCCGCAAAAACGCGCACTTGCCGGACTTTTGGGTCTTGTACGTGTACTGTTTCTGGCGGTTCAGGCTCGCGTCGTTGCTGGGCGCGACCTCGACGGTCTCGAAGAGCGCCCAGGTCGGGATGCCGCTGGGCCCGAACCCGGACTCGTTGATTTCCTGACTCGGGAGCTTTCCTTTCTTCCGGGCGGCCGCCGCGGCCCGGGCCGCCGCGGCCTTTTGGATCTTGTCGACCGCGGCGGCCTTGTCGGCCGCGGACAACTTTGACTTCTGGACCGCCTCGACCTTGCGGGCGGCGTTGGCGTTGGCGGCGGCCTTTGCGTTGGGAGCCTGTGCGTTGGCCCGTGTCGTCGCGGACTTTGCCTTGGGTGCGCCCGCGCCCGGCTTCTTCGTCGCGCCCGGCTTCGCCTTTGCCTTTGGCGTCGGCTTCGGCGTCGCCTTCGGCGTCGCCTTTGGCCCGGCGACGACCAATTGCTTGGACTTGCGGGTCTGCGCGCGTTTCGGCGCCATACCAGTGCCACACAAAATAATTGATGCGCGCGTTTCCAGAAAAAATATACGCGGCTGACGGTATGGCGACGCCCGCGGCTGACGGTATGACGCCCCCGGACGCGCCCCCCCGCCCCCCGGACGCGCCCCCGCGCCCCCCGGGCGCGCCCCCGCGCCCCCCGGGCGCGGTCGAGACGCCCGGCAGCACCGGCGCGGCCGTGCAGCTCCTCGCGCGCGGCCCGCAGGACGAGCTGTTCACGGGCCGCCCCGAAATAACGTTTTTCAAGGCGACGCACCAGCGGCACACGCCGTTCGCGACGGAGACGTTCGAGGACCGCGTGCCGTGCCGCTTCGGGCGCGTCGCGCTCGCGACGATCGATCGCCGCGGCGACGTGCTGCAGGGGCTGTCGCTGGAGATCCGCGTGCCGGACGTGACCCTGGCCGACGGCTCCCCGGTCCTGGTCGACGGCTCGCCGGCGGTGTGGACGGACCGGCTCGCGCTCGCGATGATTCGGCGCGTGCGCGTGCGCGTCGGCGACGTGCTGGTCCACGACGCCGAGCGGCTGTGGGAGGACGTCCACGACAAGCTCTTTGCGGCGTCGGCCAAGGGCCTCGCGACGCTGGCCGGCGGCGCGGCCACGCCGGTAGCTCGCGTCGTCACCGACCCGCCGAAACCCCTGCCCGTGGTGTGGCTGCCGATCCGGCTGATGCCGGGCGCGTGCTTCCCGGCCGGCGCGGTGCCGAACGCGCCGAAAATCACCGTGGAAATCGACGTGGAGAGTCTCGGCGGGCTGCTGATTCCGGGCGTCGACGCGTCCGCGCGCTTCGGCGATCCGGACATCGACGTCCGCGTGCTGTCGGAGTGCGTGTTCCTGGGCTCCGAGACCGAGCAGCACGGGCTCCTGGACGCGACCACGGACCTGATGTACGAGCGCGTCGCGGACATGGAAACGCGGACGTACGTGACCGACAGCGACGGCGTCGACGTGCCCGTGGACACCTGGTCCGTGGACCTGTCGGAACTGAACCACCCGGTGCGCTACCTCGCGGTCGTCGCGTACGACGAGGCGTTCACGCGGCTGTTTCAGTACGAGCCAGACCCCTTCGCGGAGGTCACGCTGGAACTGTTCGGGCAGGAGCGGTTCTCGCCGCGGGACGGCGCGTACTTTCGGCTGCCGCAGCGGTACGCGGCGTCGTGCGCGACCGCGGCGTCGGACGGCGTGCACGTGTACTCGTTCGCGCTGGACGCGTCGACGCACGCGCCCAGCGGCCAGCTCAACTTCGGGGTCCTGGGCACGCCGCGCCTGCGCGGGCGGCTCAGCGCGTCCGCGAGCGGCAAGCGCCTCGTGGTCAAGGTCTTCGCGGCGTACTACGAGTTTGCGCGCGCGGGCAAGGGCGAAATCCAGCCGACGTACGTGTAAACGCTTTCAGCGTTCGCGTGTAAACGCTTTCAGCGTTCGCGTGTAAACGCGTCACACGCGGATCATCCAGTTGATCCCGCGGACCTCGACGCCGTACCCGTGCCGCGCCGCAAACTCGTCGACGGCCTTCGCGAGCCCCGGGAAGAGCGGGTGGCCGTAGTCGTCGCCCCACATGATCCCGCCCGGGAGCACGAGGTCGCGGAAGGCTTCCAGGTCCGCGAGCACGGCGTCGTACTCGTGCGACGCGTCGACGTAGATCGCGTGCGCGCGGATGTCGTAGAACCGCAGCACCACCGCGGCCTGCGCGCTGGAAATGGGAAAGGGCACGACCACGTCGTCGTGGCCCAGGGCCTTGACGTTCTTGATAAACGTGTGGTACGTCTGCGGCCAGCCGTGGACGTGGTCGTTCGCGAAGCGGCACGGCTCGTCGATGAAGGTCGTGTAAAATTCGGGCGCGCCGAGCCAGGTGTCCACGCACACCAGCGACCGCAGGCGCCCCTTGAGCGCGTCGGCGATCTTGCACGCGGACGCGCCCTTCCACGTCCCGATTTCGAACACGGTCAGGTCCCGCCGAGGCGAAGCCGAGTCCCGCGCGCCCGCAAGCGCGTCCGCGACGACGCGGAGCGACTCCTCAAACCCCGGCTGCACCCAGCCCTGGAGGTCCAGTTCGTGCGAACTGACGTCCAGGTCCGAGAACGCATTCGACCGCAGGCGCTGCACGAAATCTACAGGAGCCATATGCGTGTCGCTCATACTTTTTTGGTCGGCCGGGGACGACGACTTTGCGTGTCCGGGCGCGCCGCCGGCGCCGCCACGATGCCCGTGGTCTCGCTGACCTTGCGCATCAGCGCGCGGACCTGGTCCTTGGGCAGCACGGACGGCAGGTCCACGGCCAGGCCGCGCAGGCTCACGTCCTTGCCCTCCAGGAACGCGCGCACGGTGCCGCTGTGTTTCTTGAGCAGCCGCAGCACGCCGGTGGAGTCGAGCTTGACGCCCGCGTAGTTTTCGAGCATCAGGTTCGCAAAGGCCTGGACCACGGCCGCGACGGTGTTGGGCACGCACTTTGCGGCGATGCCCCCGATCTTCTGGCGCAGCGACCTCACGAACGACGGCTCCGACGGCAGCGTCCCGAGGACCGCGCTGCCCGCGCGCGCGCCGCCGGTGAGCGCGGACGCCAGCGGCCTCGCGACCGCGGCGGGGTTGCGCTGCACGGCCACGGACGCGCCCGTGCTCGCGGCAAAGGCGCCGGCCGCGACGAGCACCGCGGGCAGGAACGGCGCGAGCACGCAGCTCGCGCCCGCGGCCGCGACGCCCGCCGCGGCGGCGGCGGCGTGGCGCACGAACGAGCTCGACCCCGCGACGCTGCGCACGAGGCTGTCCCATCGCGTGAGGAGCTGGACCTGCAGCTCCCGCGTCAGCGACTTGCCGGCGCGCTTGACCATCTGGCGGTTGACAAAGTCGTAGGCCTCGCCGATGGCCTTGGGGAGCGACCGCTCGTCGAGGACGGGCATCGCGCGCGTGACGCGGCCCGTGGAGAGCGTGCCCTCGCGGAACCTGGCCTTCAGGCGCTCGCGCTCCTTGGAGTTTGCGGTCTGCGCGAGCTTGCGGTTGAGCCCCTTTTTGCTGTGCGCGAGGTTGGTCTTCATCGCGCGCCACGCAATTTGCAGGCGCTCGCGGTTCGCGGGCGTCTTCGCGAGCCGCACCTTGGCGTTGTACACGCGCTTGTAGTACATGTAGTTCTTGTCGGGCGAGTACGCGCCCAGCACGGATTCCCACTTGACCTTGGAGTAGTCCTGCTTCACGCGGCGGTCGGTGCGGCCCATGAAGAGCGGGTGCTCCTGCCACTCGCGGGCGTCGTGGAACACGTTTTCGTCCTTTCTGAGCGACGACGACTGCCGGCTGAGCGTGCTGCCGGTCGACGACTGCCGGCTCAGCGAAGGCCGCGCGAGCGACGAGCTCGACGGCGACCGCGCGAGCGACGAGCTCGACGGCGACCGCGCGAGCGACGAGCTCGACGGCGACCGCGCGAGCGACGACGACTGGCGGCTCAGACTGCCTTCGTACGCGCTGTCTCCCCTGCTCAATGTCCGAACCGGTTTCCCCATGTGCTTCTAAAAAAGAAATATATCACAGCGCGTCGAGGATGACCAGCACGCTGAACAGCGCGATCATGACCATGAGCCACGACTCGTTGTCGAACTGGCCGAGTTTCGAGGCCGCCTTGGCCGCGGCCGGCGGCGTCCCCGCGGCGGCGACCAGGTCGCGCACGAACTGCATTCCCGTCGCGTGGCTCAGCGCGGGGAGGCCGCCCTTGTAAAAGAGGTCGCGCACGACCGCGCCGGCTTTGGCGGGCGCGACCGCCGCGGGCTTGAGCATGCCCGCGGTCTTGTCAAACGGCTTCCGCGCCGGCGGCGGCGCGGGCGCGGGCTTGACCGCGTCGAACGTGGTCACGCCCCAGGCCTCTTGCAGCGTCGCAAACGACATTACCGTACTCGGAGGTTTTTTTGGCGGGCGCGCGGCGGCGGGCGAGCGGGCGGCGGGCGGGGGGCTCTTTTCTCAAATGTAATACTTTTTACTTTTTACATTTCTTGCCAGGCGGCCGTCATGCTGCGCAGGTCTAACGTCCCCAAAATCCATGTCCAGCACGTATGTCCGAGCGTGCCATATATGGTGCCGAGGTTTCCCGCCAAAAAATTTGCGCATAAAGGCGTCGGTTTTGTGCGCAAACTCTATATTCAATTTTTAGCCATGGTACCCGACTCGGCGCTGCCTCGGCCGCTCCCCGGGATAGAGCTCGCGAGGGCGGAGCTCGCGGCCCTCAAGGACTCTCGCGAGGCGGCGTTGGCCCGAGTGCGCGCCGCCGAGGCGGATTCGACGGCCGCCGCGGACTCGGCGGCCGCGGCACGGCACCTGGAAGCCTTCGAAAACTTAAAGCAGATCGAGTGCCGCATGATTTCTTTGCTCCTCGAGCACGACTGGACTTTGTAAAAACCGTTTGTCACAAATCTAGGAAATGGTCACGATCTTCTTGTTTGCGGAAACGGTTTTGGCGCGCTTGCGCGGCCCCCCGCCGCCGCGGCCACCGCCGCCAAAGGTGCGGCGGCCGTTGTCGCTGCTGCCCAGGCTCTGCAGGTCGTCGGGCACGGACTCGAGCTCGTCGCTGAGCACGTCCGAGAGACGCTCGGACTCGGCTTCGCCTTGGCGGAACTCGGCTTCGCCTTGGCGGAACTCGGCGTCGCCTCGCTGGACATGTGCGCCGGCGTTGCCCCCGGGGATGCCCTGGCCTGGGCCGCCGCCTGGGCCGGCTTGGACGGGCCGGCCCGGACGCGAGCTCGCGGGCGCGCCGGGGCCGTTGCCGAGCGAGGGCGCGCCGGGGCCGAAGAGCTGCGGCATCGCGACGCCCATGTTGGCGAGCCCGCCGGGGCCGCCGAGGCCGCCCATCATGCCGGCCATGCCGCCGAGGCCGCCGAGGCCGCCCATCATGCCGGACACGTCCACGCCCGGGCCCCGCATCTCGCGGCGCTCCCCGGGCGCGTGCATCTCGCGCGGGTCGCCGGGGGTGCCGGACACCGGCGGCGGCGGCGGGGGCGCGGGGCCGGCCGCGCCAGGCTGGAAGGCGCGCATCACGTTGGCGAGCGTCTCGGGGGACGCCTGCATCTTGGGCAGCATGCTCGACTTGAAGATCGCGTTGGACATGTGGAACATGAGCGCGCTGCCGCCGACCATGAGCATGAGCTGCAGCTCCGGCGGCGCGCTGATCTTGTTGCGGTACTTGTAAAAGAGCTTCTCGAAGACGTCGTTGTAGTCGGTGATCGACTCGTGGACCTGCCCGCTCCAGCCGTCGAGCTGGAAGTCAAAGGGGTCGTACCGCTTGTTCAGGAACTCGAGGCTGCTGACGACGGCCATCAGGATCTGCCGCGAGGTCTTGATGCTGCCGTCCAGCGAGACTTCCGTCTTGAGCCTCGCGAATTCCGCGCGCAGCTCGCGGATGTCGGTGTACACGGTCATCGCGCGGACGTGCGTCGCGCCCTGGCGCTTGAACCGCGCGAGCTTGAACAGCAGGTCCGCCTTTTCCTCCTCGATGCTCGCGAACCCCGCGCTCGGGCGCTCGTACGACTGCACGAAGCCGATCCCGCCGCCGCCGCCGGCGTCCGCGCCGGCGTCGTCGTCTCCGCCGTCGTCCCCGCCGTCGTCGTAGTCGCCGTCGTCGAAGCCGCCGTCGCCGCCGTCGTCGCCGTCGCCGTCGTCGTCGTCGCCGGCGTCGTCGTAGTCGTCGTCGCGCTTCTTGTTGGGATTGGCAAACTCGTTGATCGTGTCGGGGTGGATGTCGTCGCCGTCGCCGGCGGACGCGAGCGATTCCATGAAGCCCCGCGCCGGCGGCGGCATCGGCCGCCGCGGCGGCATCGGGCGCGGCGGCCGGGTCTGCGGGATGGGCGCGGCGATGGGGATGGCCGCCGGGTTGGCGCCGCCGCCTGTGCCGCCCCCGGTCAGGACCATGCCGCCGCCGCCGCCGCCGTTATTGGGCTGCACGTGCAGGACCTTGTCGTCGGAACCGCGCTGGAGCTGCACCGACATTGCTGCCGTGTGTGCCGACAAGTTTTAGACGTCCGTAACGCGGCGCAGCCTTAAGCGTTCACCGCGGCGTCGCCGTGCCCAGGGACGCGCACAGCTGGCCCCACGACTCGGTCGACTCCGACACGCGCTGCAGCACGCCCGCGTGCGTCTCGATCGTCGTCGCGAATACGCTGCGCTTCGACACCGCCGCGAGCTCCTGGAGCGTCAGGTACTGGACGTCCGTCTTCTCGACGTACATGCGGTGGATGTTCTTGTACCTCAGGAAACTGAGGACCTTGGCGAACGCGGCGCGCAGGCCGGGCACGAAGGGCACCTCCACCAGGTACATGTAGTACGCGTGGTTGTTCTGGGTCCGGCTCTTGAGCAGGATGTAGTTCCCCGCGTGCAGGCGCTGCCGCAGGCTCCGGCAGTCGACGACGGTGCCGTACGTCTCCTCCGTGAACTCGCGGATCGCGGTCGCGAGCGGGCAGTTCTTGTCGCTGCGCTCGCACTTGCCGCCAAAGTCGGACCAGGACGCGTCGCGCACGTCCTGGCCCACCAAAACCATCAGCGTGCCGTCTCGCGCTCGCGTCAGCGGCAGTATCCCCGCGGCGTAATGCACCATACTCGGGCCTGAAATGACGCGGTATTAAAAGGCGCCAGCGCGGACGCGGACGAGTTAAAAATGTTGCGTACCCGTAATGCCGTACGACAAGATCCCCGTGGACTGGCCCAGCGTGACCGGCGACGAGGGCGGGGTGGAGTACCACCCCAGCCGCCAACCCAACGACGCCGACCGCCGCGAGCGCCTCAGGCGCGCGGTGACGTCGCTGGCGAAGACCGCGTTCGACGGCGACGTCCGCGCGGCCGCCAAGCGCCTGGCCGCGCACGTCGGGCACATCGCGTCCTACCAGACGCACCGCGCGCCAGAGACGTCGGCGCGCATGCGGTCGAACCAGCGCTGGCTCAAGGACACGTACTACTCGCAATAATTTTGATGTGTGATACATCATGCGGAAACGCGAGACCGTGGACGCCGCGGCCGCGTCGCCGTTCAAATTCCTGTCGTACGCACACGGCGCCATCACGAACGACACGTTTGTCATGCCCGCGTCGACGGTCGTCGTGTTCTTGACGGCAGCTGGCGCGTCCACGTACTCGTGGCCGTGCGAAGTCGGCGTGATCAAGTTCGCGTCGGACCTCGTGCGGCCCGACGCCCTCGCGGACATGCTGTACCAGCGCTACCCGACGTACACGGTGACGTACGCGCCTGGCGAGAGGGTCCCGGACATGGTGCAAACGTACGGCTGCGCCGAGCACGAGTTCGTGAACAATTCGATGGGAATCTACCGTCTGCCCTTGCTGAAGCCGATGGCCGGTCGCACCAAGGAATTGGGCCAGAAAAAGGGCCAGCTCGTCGGTCGCCCCGGGAACGGCGCAAAGGTGCGGCTCTCGGCCGTGCTGCGGGACCTGCCCGCGCTCGCGGGCGCGGCGCCGACGCCGCAGAGCCCGCTCGTCGTGTTCGTGCACAGCTGCCGCGGAATCTGGTGGGACAACCCGAACCGCTTCTCGCACAACGCCTCGCCCGAACAACTCGCGCGGTACGCCGAGTGCGCGCGGATGAACGCGGACGCCAGCGGGATCGGCGAGTGGTGCTCGCCCCGGCCCGGCCGCCTCGACCCGACCGCGATGTCCATGAGGGCCGTGCAGAAATGCATGCTGAACCAGCACACCGCGCACAGCAAATCGCTGGGCATCGACTGGCCGAGCATCACCGGCCGGAACGGCGTGGATTACAACGCGTCCAACCCGGACGACGCCGATCGCCGCGAGCGCCTCAGCCGCGCGGTCAGGTCCCTGGCGGACGCCGCGTTCGACGGCGACGTTCGCGCCGCGGCCAAGCGCCTCGCGCAGCGCCTCGGCCACCAGGCAAGCGGCAAGAGCCAGTTGTACAGGGACGAGTGGACGCACATGCGGTCCAACATGCGCTGGCTCAAGGACACGTACTCTCCGTCGTCGGCGACGACGCGCGGGTGAGACGTCACAACACGCGGTTCCGGACGCACATGCCGCCGCAGCTCTTGGTGTACTTGAGGTCGCCGTAGTCTCTGCACGCGCGGTCGGGGTCCTTGATCAGACGTCCGCACGAATCTTCGAGGAGCGGCCCCGTCGCGAGGCCGCGCTTGTGGCTGTACAGGTCGGCGCCGCGCGCGAGGAAGAGGCTCCCGGACCCGGTCACCGCGCTGCGCGAGAGCCCCAGCCGGTCCGCGAGGCTCGTGGGTCGCGCGGCCACGCCGTTCTTGCGGGGCACGCGCAGCAGCACGTCCTTGTGGTGGCGGTACCAGTGGTAGTCCTTGCCGGGGTCCAGGAACGCGCGCGCCGCGTGCCAGCCCTCGGGGCAGCTGCCGCTCGGCCCGAGCGTCTTGGCGTCGGGCCCCAGGTCCGCGCGCGCGCGGCGCTGGAGGCTCCCGCACGACCGCAGGTCCATGGGCGATTCAGACGCCGCCGACGGCGACAGGTCCCCGGGCTGCAGCTTGTTGTTGCCCGCGGTCCGGAAGTGCCCGATCGCCCACGCGTAGCAGTTGTTGTTGCGGACGCCCTCGGGCGAGCCGTACACGAGGTCGGTGTAGGTGTCGAGGCTGTTCCGAACCACGGCCGGAGCCATGATATCACACACCACATAATTTAAGGCGCGGCGGCGCGGGTCCACGGCATGGCTCCCCGCGCCGCCGCGCCCCGCGTGCCTTCCGACGCGGAGATCGCGGAGCGCGTCGCGGTCGTCAGGCAAAAGGTCAGGGACAGGTACGCCGCGGCCCTGTGGGACGACGCCGCGGCCGCGCACGACGCCGACGGCGACGCGGCCGCGCCTCGGCGTGACTCGGCGTCGCCTCGGCGTGACTCGGCGTCGCCTCGGCGTGACTCGGCGTCGCCTCGGCGTGACCCCGACTTGCCGCGCAAGCTCGAGATTTTGACGTGGAACCGCAACGTCCAGCGCGCCGAAAAGGACCTGGTGCCGCGGTTCTGGACGCACCCCGTCTTCCGCACGCGGTACACGTCGCGCGCGCTGAGCCTGGCGTTCAACATCCGGCGCGTGCCGGGCATGCGCGAGCGCCTGCTGTCGGGGGAGCTCCACCCCAAGGCCTTTGTGGAGATGACGTGCTACGAGATGTACCCCGAGCTCTGGACGCCCGTGTTCGAGCGCATCGCGACCAAGCAGCTCCGACGCATGGCGCCCGTGCCCACGTCGCACGAGACGCCGTACGCGTGCGGCAAGTGCCGCGGCAAGCGCATCGCGATGACGCAGCTCCAGACGCGCAGCGCGGACGAGCCCATGACCTGTTTTTTCTTTTGCCAGGACTGCGGCAAGTCCTGGAAGCAGTAAATAATGTTGAGTCAAGACATGCTCTTCGTCGTCGTCGTCGTCGTCGCAGTGATTTTCGTGGTGGCGAGTGCTCTGATGTACGGGTCGACCGCGACCGCGGACGCAGACGCTCGCGAATTGCCGCCACCGGCCGTCGTCGTGGATCCGGCCGTCGTCGAGCCCCCGGCCGTCGTCGTGGATCCGGCCGTCGTCGAGCCTCCGGCCGTCGTCGTGGATCCGGCTGTCGTCTATCCCCCGGCCGTCGTCGTGGATCCGGCCGTCGTCTTAGTCTGGCCTCGCGAGCTGCGGCAGCCAGAAACGATCGCGCCCGCGCCCGCGCCCGCGCCCGCGCCCGCGCCGTTGCCCGCGCCCGCGCCCCGAAAAGTCAAACCCCCGAAAGTCAAAGCACCGCCAAAAGTCAAACCTCCGAAAGTCAAACCCCCGAAAGTCAAACCCCCGAAAGTCCCGAAAGTCAGACCCCCGAAACCCGCCAAGGTCACGGCGCAAACGGCGGGCGCCGGGATAGACGCGATACTCGGCACCGTCAACGCGTGGCGCGCGCAAAACGGTTCGCCGCCGCTGCGCTGGAGCGCGTCTCTCGCCGCGGCGGCCGCGGACTACGCGGCGTCGTCGCCGACCTGGAAGCACAGCGACGGCGGCGGCGCGGAGTGCATCAGCACCGCGCCCGCGACGGACGCGCTCGGAGGCACGCTCGGCGCGTTCCGGCAGATGACGGACGGCGAGGCCGCGGCCGCGAAGCGCGCCGGCAGGACGCCGTTCGGCAAGTGCCAGCGCAACGCGCCGGGCCGGTGCGGAGGGTGGGGCTGGGGCGACGAGAACGCGCACGGCATGCACGGGCACTACTGCATCCTCGGCGACGCGTGCCACACCCAGATCGGCGTCGGCGCGGCGCCGGCGCGCTGGCAACCCGGGCTCTTGTTCGTGGTGTGGAGACTCGCGTGATACATTACATCATTCGTTTCGCATTTCGCTTGTACACCGATCAGCCGCGTCACGAGCCGCGTCACGCCGCGATAGACTCGAGGTCCATGCGGCGCACGCGGAGGTGCGCGCGGACGGTGTCCAGGAACACGGGCACGTCCGTGAACACTATGCGGCATGGCGAGCTCTTGCGGACCTTGCCGCCCAGGACCTTCTGGATGCTGGGGACCAGGGGCTTCTCGGCCTTGGGCAGGATGATCCGGACCGTCGCGCGGCGCGCGCGGACCGCCTTGGCGCGTGGCTTGTCGGCGCTGGCCGCGGGCTCGGGCTCGGGCGCGGGCGCCGGCGCGGGCGCCGGCGGCGTGACCTCGCCGCGGACGTCGAAGAACCCGGACGCCCAGCCGAGGGTGACGTCCGGCGCGTCCGGGACCTCGACCCCGGGAATCACGACGTCGGGGTCGTCGAGCGCCGCGAGCGCCGCGACGGCGAGGTCCTTCTTGACGACGCACCACTCCGCCGCGAACTCGAGGACGCGGCGCGCGGCGTCGCCCGCGAGCAGGCCCACGCACGTGTCCTTCTTGCCGGGGCGGCGCGTGATGGTTTCGCGCGAAATCGGCGCGAGCATGTGCATCTCGCGGAGCACGCGCTCGTCGGCAGACGCCAGCTGCACGCGGACCCCCGACTTGGTCCGCGTCACCACCATCTGGGCGTCCAGGAGCCCGCCGTAGTACTGGCATGCGTCGGTGTTCAGGTGCGCCCACGCGGGGGCGGCGGGCGTCGCGGGCGTCGTCGGAGTGTCCATGGCGTGTGGCGTGTGGTAGTCCGTCCGGGGGTCCAGCGGCCTTAAGCTCAGTGTCGCGTCGCGTCGCGTCATCGTCGCGCGGGGTGCGCACGCACGGAAATTAAATGTGGCCGTGGTTTCATGCGGTACGGCATACTCTTCGCGGTCGCGTACGCGGCGGCCAGGGCGTCCACCCCGGACGCCCGCGTCGCGTGGGCGCTGGCGCTGGCGGCCGTCGCCGCGAGCGTCGCGGCGCGGTACGCGCACGACCCGGCGCGGCCCGCGACCGAGCACGTCGACGCGGGTCTGGTCGCGCTCGCGGCGCTGGCCGCGCCGCGCCTGGACGCCTCGCCGTCGGTGCGGTACGCGCTCTTCGCGGGGCTGCTCTGGCTGTCGGGCACGTGCGCGGAGTACGCGCTGCACAAGTACGTCATGCACTGCACGCAGCACGCGCCCTGGCTCAAGAAGTCGCGGTTCCTGCGCGACACGTGCGAGTCGCACCACGACCACCACCTGAGCGTGAAGCCGGACAACACGCTCACGCACGTCTCGCACCCCGGCGAGCTGGTCTTCGACTGGTCCGTGACCTTCAAGGTCCTGTGCGTCGTGGCGCCCGCGATGGTCGCGTGGGACGCGGCCCTGGGCCTGGGCGTCGGCGCGCGCGCGGCGATCGCCGCGACGGCCGTCGCGGCGATCGGCTTCGCGGCGGTCTGGAACAGCGTCCACCCGGACATGCACGGCTACGAGGGCGAGTTCCCGCGCATGCCGCCGCGCGTGCCGGGCCTGCGCGCGCGCGGCGTCCTCGCGCGGAACCACGAGCTGCACCACCAGGTCAAGGGCCCGCGCAAAGGCAACTACAACGTCGTGTTCCTGGGCGCCGACGAGCTCTTCGGCGCCAACCGCATGACGTCGTGACGCAAAAAAAGTCTGCGGTACCCGTATGTCCGTGACTCGGCCAAGCCTCGGCGAGAGTCGCCCATACAGCCTGTACGCGACGACCCCCGGCGCCAACGGGAGCGCGACGCCCGAGTCGATGGCCGCCGCGATGCGCCGCAGCGTCCGCGAGCCCGCGACGCCGCTGAACGTCGCGTTCTTCGGGACCGCAAACGTCGACGCGCTGCAGCGCGAGATCCAGGTCATCATCGGCGAGAAGCTCGGCGTGGCCATCGACCGCCAGTCGGACGAGCAGCTCCTGATCGCGATGCGCAGCGTGTACGCGCTCTACGCCGCGCCCAGCGGCGACGCGAGGCGCGAGACGCAGCGCCTGAACGGGATCGTCCTGGGCGAGGTGCTCCCGATCATCGCGGGCAACGTGCGCCAGTACCTGACGTACCTCAAGGACGCGAGCACGCTCCCCGAGCCCATCCCGCGCGGGCTGCAGACGTCCGTCAAGGGCGACAAGACCGTGGCGCTGTTCAGGCCGATTTAGAGCCAGTCGGGCGCGGCCCACACGGCCGGCAGGAACCTGGCGACGTGGGTCTCGGGCCACGCGGCTTCCCAGGGCGTCTGGCACACGACCCTCGCGGTGTCCGCGTCGACGCGCACCGTGATCACCGCGCCGCGGCCGTCGGCGCCGCCGGTGCGGCCCACGAGCCGGACCCACCGCCCCGTGTCGGCCGCGAGCTGCACCGCCCGCGTGACGTCGGGCGTCACCGCCGCGCCGCCGCCGCCGTCCGCGCGGGCGACGACGGCGAAGGGCTTGTCGCGGTGCACGCCGCGGTGCGCGGACTCGAGCAGGTCCCAGGCGTGCGAGACCAGGTCTTCGCACCGCGACGCGTGGAGCCGCGCGGCGGCGGGGCTGAGCAGCCGCGCGTCGCCGTGCGTGTACACCGCGAGCCTGGGGTCGGTGAGGTATCGCGTGAGCTCGCACAGCCGAGGCGACGCCGAGCCCGCCATATTGCGTCGATGACGCGGGACGCGACGCGAGACGCGAGACGTCGCTTAAGGGCGTCGTCGTGCGACGCGCGCTATCACAATGACGACGCGCGCGACGACGACGCGCGTGACGACGACGCGCATGTACATCGTGTGCCACAAGACCAGCTACACGCACCTCGCGGACGCGGCCGACGACCGCCTGCGGTGGTACGTGGTCAACGAAGCGATCCCGGACAAGACCATCGCCGCGCCCGCCGAGAGCGTCGTGCGCGAGTGGGAGCTGCCGACGTACGAGCCGGAGCTCCAGGCCCAGGGGTGCCGCGAGGCCAGCGCGTTCTTCCACGCGCTCGCCAACCCCGGCCTGCGCGACGCCGCGTACGTCGGCTTCGCGCAGTACGACATGCGCATCCCGTCGGCGGCGCTGGACGCGTTCGAGGCCGCCGCGCGCGACTCGGTCGTGGCCAAGGTCGGGATCGGGTTCCCGGTGGCCTGGGACGACGCGATGAAACATGCAGCGCTGCCGCCGCCGTTCTGGGACGAGCTCCTGACGTGTTTCGGCGCGCCGGCAGGGTGGCGTCCGGCGCGCGTGCCGCTGATGTCGACGTTCGTGCTCCCCGCCGAGGCGCTCGTGGACATGGTGACGCACGTCAACGCGATCGCGCCGGACATTCACGCGGCGCTGGGCTTCGACACCGCGCACCTCGCGGGCACGCTGGAGCGCGTGTTCGGGGTCTGGATCGCCGCGGCCGTCGGCGGGGGGCGGCTGGAGCCCGTGGACCTGCCGGGGCTCGAGCACGACCAGTCGCTTCGCGTCTGAAGGAAGACCTTAAAGCTGTGCAGCGCCGAAATCGGCACATGGTCTTGATCGACGTCACGCTCGGCGACCTCGTTGACCGGCTCACGATCCTGGAGCTCAAGGCCGCGCGGCGGCCGGACCGGTTCGGCGAGCATCTCGCGCGGCTCCGCGACGCGCTGCCCGTGCACTTTGACACGGACCTCCTGACCGAGCTGCGCGCGATCAACGCGGAGCTCTGGGACGTCGAGGACCGCATTCGCGCGCTCATCGCGGCCGGCGACTACGGCAACGACTTTATTGACGTCGCGCTCGCGGTGCCGCGGCTGAACGATGCCCGAGCCCGCGCCCGCGCCCGCGTCGACGGCGACGACCTCGACGACAAGCTCTACAACGCCGGCGGACCTGGTCACGCCGGCGGTGGACCCGGTCACGCCGGTGCCGCATGACCCGCGCGTGTTCGTTGTCGCGCCGCTGGGGCTGGGGGACATGTTTGTGCTGCGCGGGCTTTTGACAGAGCTCGCGCAGACCAAAACGCTGGCGTTTGCGGTCAAGGCCGCGTACGCGGCGCACGCGGCGCGCGTCCTGGGCGACCTGGTCCAGGTCGTGCCCGTGGACGGCGGCGACAACCCGGAGCCCGCGGACCTCGTCGCGGCGCTGATGGCGTACAAGGCCGGCTTCCGGGACACGCACGGGCTCCTGCCGCTCGGCGGCAACTTTGCAGACTTTTCGCTCGCGTGGCACGGGTTGCACGAGTGCTGGGCGCACCGGCTGTACATCCAGTGCGGCCTGGACCCCGGGCTGCGGTACTCGGCGTTCGGGGCGCCGCCGGGCCTCGCGACCGCCGCGGACGCGTCCAAGGCCCTGGCGGCGCGCGTTCGCGAGCTCGCGGGCGGGCGGCCGTACGTGCTGGTCCACGACGACGCGGCGCGCCCCCTGGACGTGTCGCGGCTGCCGCCGGACCTGGCGCGCGTGCACGTCGACGACGTCTGGGCGCCGGACCTGTTCGAGTACGTCGACGCGATCCGCGGGGCCGCCGAGTTTCACGGCATCGACAGCTGCTTCATGCACCTCGTCGACCACCTGGACCTGCCCGTGAAAGCGGTGTGCCACGCGTACGCGCGCGGCCCCGTGAGCGGTTCGTTGTACCGGCGCGCGCGGATCCTGGACTGAGTCACGCCAAGGCCGATGCACGTCTGTCCGCGCCGCCGCACGTACGTACTTACGTCCCGCGCCGCACGCCGGTCACGATGTCCAGGCACAGGCTCACGTTTGCGTTGTTGCCGACGTCCGAGAGCTGCACGACGTTGCCGTCGTACTTTTTGAATGTAAACGACAAGCGATCCAGCAGCGCGAGGGGCGGGTTGAACACCTTTTCGTTGTCGAACGCCATGTCCTTGGACCGCATGGTCTTGACGGACCCGGTCGCGAGCGTGTCCGCGTCGAAGAACGCGACGTTGTACGCGCGGTGCGGCGCGCGGCTCGTGCCCTCGATGTGGTCGCCGAGCTCGAACGAGTCGAGGACCACGTAGTTTTCGTTGGCGATCTTGGGGAAGGCCAGCGCCTTGAGCTCCACGCTGATCACGTTTTCGAAGCGCGAGAAGCCCGTGCCGTGCGCGCTCACGACAAAGTCAAAGGGGCTGGTGTTCGCCTTGTCGAAGCGGTCGCGGTTGTCGACGAACAACCTGTTGCGCACGACCCGCGAGGCGGCGTCCTTGGGCAGGGGGTGCTCGTAGTGCACGCTGAAGTGCGGGCCTGCTGACGACATTGACGTGACGCCACATTTTTTTACATATTTTTTCACATGTGACGCGGATCAGCCGAGTTCACGTCATCGGCACGGCCGAGTTCACGTCATCGGCACGGCCGAGTTCACGTCATCGGCACGGACTGCACCAGCGGGCTCACGACCACCACCGCGGCGCCGCCGCCCGCGCGCGGGGCCGAGTCGCGCGCGTCGCGGAGGTACGCGCGCAGCGGGTCCAGGAGGTCCGCGCGCACCGAGTCCACGTCCACGCCCTTGGCCGCCGCGACCGCGTCCAGCAGCTCGTCCCCGAAATCCACCAGCAGCTCAAAGATCGGGAGCTGGAACCGCTTCACCAGGTCCGGCGAAGACGTTGCCGCGGCGCTCGCAGAAGGCGCAGCCATCGTGCACCGAGCGGCAGGGGTTGTGGGAGTGGCAGACGCCGGGGGCCAGCGCCGCGACGTGCAGGGGCTGGACCTTGTGCTGCTCCGCGACGCCTTCGATCAGCGACTTGGCGAGCGAGAGCTGGAGCTGCTCCACGCGATCGACGTACTTGCGGGCAAACATGTGTTGTGTGTGACATGTGCCGCGCCCGCCCCGTTTGAACTTGCGCCTTGGCGGGACTTCGTTTCGGCGGGACTCGTTTCGGCGGGACTCGGCTCCGCCTTGGCGGGACTCGCGGGTACCATATATGGTATCACTGGTACAAGTCCCGCGTGCGCGGCGGCCTCGGGTCACACTTTCGATGATTCTCGATCTGCCGCCGGACCTGCGGAGCAAGGTCCTGGACCTCACGGACGCCGAGTCCCGCTCGCAGCTGCGGCTCGTCAGCCATGCCGTCAAGCACGCGATCGACTCGCGCACGCGGGCGCTGGTGTGGCGCGGTGACGGCAAGATGGATCCCCGCGACGTGCGGCGCGCCGCGGCGGCGGCGGGGTCGGTGCTGAGCATCAAGGCGCGGGGCCACCGCGACGGGCGGCAGACGGTCTCGGCGCCCGTGGTCAAGGCCCTGGCCGCGGTTCGGTTCGCGCAGCTGCGGTGGATCGACCTCGGCGGCCACCGCGCGCGGGCGGGCTCGCTGGACGCGACCATGCAGCACTTTGCGCGCGGCAACTGGCCGATGCTGGCGGCGCTGGACCTGTCGGGGTGCGGCATCACGGGCAGGGGCGGCGCGTTCCTGGCGCTGGCCGCGTGGCCGCGGCTGCGCGTGCTCGACGTGAGCGACAACCGTCTGGGCCCGCGGGGGGCGTCCTGGATCACGTGGCCCCTGAAGACGCTGAAGCTGGACGGGTGCGGCCTCGGCGACGAGGGCGTCGCGGCGCTGGCGGCGGCGCTGGCGGCGGCGCCGCTGCTGCGGCTGCACCTGAGCCGCAACGAGATCGGCGAGGCCGGCGCGCGCACGCTGTCCCGGACGGGCTGGAAGCTCCAGAAGCTGGACCTCAGCGTCAACGCCCTGGGCCCCGCCGGCGTCGCCGCGCTCGCGGGCGCGCCCTGGCCGCTGCGCGACTTTGCGGCGGACTACATGTTCCTGGGCACCGACATCGTGACCTGGCCGGCGCTCAGGACGCTGACCGCGCACAACGCGCTCGCGTTCGACCCCGCAGCGCCGGCGCCGTCCGCGGACGTCAGCGCCCTGGAAACTCTGGACCTGTCGTTCAACTCGCCGCCCGCGACGCGGCGCGTGCTGTTCTCGCGGGAGTGGCCGCGGCTGAAGGCGCTGTCCCTCAAGAACCTGGACGACGAGACCGTGATGGAGCTGTTCCTGGGCGACACGGTGTTCCCGGCGCTGGAGAGCCTCGACCTGCGGTGCCGGTCGCGCAGCGAGCTCGCGCTGGGCACGTGGATGGTGCTGCTGGAGGACTCGTCGCGGCGGTTCCCGCGGCTCCGCACGTGCCGGGGGACCTCGCGGTACCCCCAGGTCCGCGCGCAGCTGGTGCCCCGCTTCAATTCGTATCGCAGCACGCACACGCGCTTTCATTGGGAAGACCTGGTGTAATTGGTGTAATGCGTTGACAGTGGCTAATCGAGAAACGCATACTCCGCGTCGTCGTTCACAAACAAAAAGTCAGCGTCTTGGAATTTCCGCTTGTCGCCGGGCGCGGGGCGCGTCGCGGGGCGCGTCGCGGGGCGCGTCGCGGGGCGCGTCGTCGCTGGGTAGAGCTTGACTTGGGACACCTTCCAGCGCACGCCCACGCGCGTCGCGCTCTTCCAGGTGCCGTCCAGGGACGCGACGCACGCGACGTCCCAGGCGCCGACGGGGTCGTGCGTCACGGCCCCGTCGGCGTCGAAAAAGGTGCAGCTCCCCGCGAACGCGGTGAGACGCACGCTGGGGTCGCGGTACCCGGGGTCCGGGTCGTAGACGGTGCTGGACACGGACACGCCGTCGCCGCCGTCGTCGTCGGTGAGGTCCAGGACGCGCGACACGGCCGCCGCGTCGGCGGCGTCGAGGTAGTCCCGGAAGTCGCACAGCAGGTCAGAGGACGCCGGCACGCGCATCTGGATGCGGTACTGCCCCGCGCCGGACACGCTCACGGTCGCGGGGCAGCGCGGAAACTGCACGCCCTCGTACGCGCGGGGGAGAGTCCTGAAATCCATGTTCGTTCTGCGGTCTTGTGTTTGGGCGTGGCCTTAAAGCTGTTTTACAGTTTCAGGTCGCTTCCCAGCCATCCATGAAGCTGTCGTACTGCGACGTGTCCAGCCGCACGAACCGGCTGTTGCCGCCGCCGCCGCCGAGCCCGCCCATGCACTTGAGCAACACGCACACCACCAACGCAATCGCGAGCAACCTCAACATTTGGAAAAATGACACCCCGTCGCCGTGCCGTGCGGAAATGTTCGGCGGACTCGGCCCGCCATATATGGCGCCACGAGTCCCGCCGAGCCCAGCGCGTCAGGCCACGTGCACAAAAATGCGACCTGAAGTCATGACCGAGTACGAGCCCCTGGAGTCCATTCAACCGATCGACGTGGAAGCCGCCGCCGAGGCGACGCCCGCCGAGGCGACGCCGAGTCCCGCCGAGGCGACGCCGAGTCCCGCCGAGGCGCCGCCCGCCGAGGCGCCGCCCGCCGCCGGCGAGCCCGTGCACTTTACGCGCGTGAACCCGGGCGCGCTGGCCTTCCAGCCCATGCGCCGCGACAAGAACAAGTACGTGGTGCCCCTGACGCGCGAGCTCCTGGTCGTGAGCCCGCCGGTGGGCGTGTCGCCGCTGGTGGACGACGACGGCGAGCCGTGCGCCGTGGTGTGGCTGCGCGCGACGGCCGGGCCGTTTGCCGACTTTGCGCGCGCGGTGGAAGCCAGCGTCCTCGAGAGCGTCATCGCCAACAAGACCCAGTGGCTGCGCAAAGACGTGCCCGACGACTCGCTCAGGACCAGCTTCAAGACGTTCTTGGGCCCCGAGGGGCTGCGGGTCAAGGGCGGTGCCGACGTGGCGGCCTTCGACGCGGACCGCGCGCTGACGGACCTGTCGCTGGTGCGCGGGCCCCGCGTGCGCGCGGTGCTGTCGCTGCGGGGCGTGACCTTTGGCAAGACCGAGTTCGGGTGCCTGTGGCGGCTCGTCCAGGTCATCGACGCCCCAGAGCCGGCGTGCCTGTTCCAGGCTGACCCCGACCCCGTCCCCGACGACGATGACGACGATTTCGTCTGAAGAGTCGCCTAATTTTTTTTGTTGTGTACCACCACACGAGTCCATGGCGCTGAACTCCCGTCAGACTTTGAAGCTCCTGCTCGGCGCAGCCGTGTTTGTGCTCGTATTCAGGATGCTGTGGTCCCGCAGCGCCGACGCCTTCGGCGACGACGTGATGGAGCCGGAGACCTACGAGGAGGGCGAGTTCGAGACCTACGACGACGACACCGAGGCGTACCACCACGACATGGAGACGTACGACGACGACGCCGCCGTCGAGACCTACGCGGACGACGCGTACGGCGACGAGACGGAGACCTACGCCGACATCTCCGCGACCGCGGCGCCCAAGCCCAGCAAGGCGCTCACCCAGGTCGCGACGGACCTGCTCCCCCGCCGCGGCGGCGCCATGACCGGCGGCGACAACTGGGGCGAGTTCGCGCCCAAGAACGCGCTCAAGAACCAGAACTTCCTGGACGCCAAGAAGTTCATCGGCGTCGACACCCAGGGCAGCGCGCTCAAGAACGCCAACTACGACATCCGGTCGTCCATGCCCATCCCCAAGAGCGAGGTGGGCCCCTGGATGGGCAGCTCCGTCGACCCCGACCTCATGCGCCGCCCCCTGGAATGAGCTTAAGGGCGCCAGAGGCCCGCACGACAAAAACCGACGATGAGCGACGACTTTAAGAATGCGGGTACGTGCGCGTGTTTTGGTGACGCGTGTGTATACCAATGTGGTGTGTACCGGCGTGTGTACTAACGTTTTGAGTGCGGCCTCGTCGCAGTCAAAGCGTACATCGAGCTCCACGACGAGCTCACCGCCAGCGCGCGGCAGATGCGGGAGCTCCGCAAGCAGAAAGAAGCCCTGTCCAACACGATCCTGGGGTTCATGAAGTCCAACGAGATCGACGAGTGCGCGCTCAACGACGGCAAGCTCATCCGCAAGACCACCAAGCGCGTGGAAACCCTCAAGAAAGACCACATCATGGAAGCCCTCAAGAAGAGCCTCGGCGAGGACGAGTCCGAAAAGTGCCTGGTGGAGATGTACTCGGCGCGCGCGGTCGAGGAAGTGGACTCGCTGCGCCGCACCAAGAAGCGCTCTGAGTGACTGATTGCATGTGAGTGTAATTTACATGTACGCCGGAGATTCGGGACAGGATTCGGGCTCGGGAAAGGGGGTGAGGTCTTTCGCGAGCTGCGAGAGCCGGTCCGTGAGCCGCGACAGCAGCTCGTCGTCGTCGTCGTCCACCGCCGCCAGCGCCGCCTGCGCGAGCGCCGCGACGGGCGCGGGGTCTTCGGGCCACTCGGCGTCCACGCGCGCGATGAAGTCGCTCAGCAGCCCCCGCACTTTGATCCGCAGGTCCCCCTTGAACACGGGGTCCGGCTCGCCGACACACGTGTCCGCGCAGTCCGCCAGCCACGCCACGAGGTCCAACACGTCGCACATACTCGGATTGTGCGGCACACTTTGCAGCGCGGCAAACTAGTCCTCTGAATCGCCATATATGGCCGAGCCCGTCGCCATATATGGCCGAGCATCCGTGCCGGAGCATTTTAGCACGCGGGGGGGCTTCTTTTATTACTTTTTTTAGCACACACCAGCAGACATGGGCGTCCCAGGCGAGCCGTTCCGGGGTAGTGCAAAAGCCCCCCTGCCCCCCTTGCCCGAGGCTCCAAAGGAGCGATTGGATGTGATAAGGAAGCTGTATAGCGAGATTGATGTGGATGGCGAACACCCAGACTATGATATAACCGATGAAGATTTGGCGTTCATGCACAAGGAGTTTGCATACCTTTTATTGTATATCGTTCGAAGTAATTAAACAGAATCTGAATACAAGGAAAGGACAGAAAAGAAACCGCCTGGCTTTTCACGCCGGCAGCGCCTTGAACGCGCGTATGTGAGCCTTGAGCAGGTCGTAGTACTTGGTGCCGAGCTCGCGCGAGGGCTCGATGTCCGCGGAGAACTCGGGCCCGAACTGGTCCACGAAGTGGTGGCCGCTCTTGTCCTTGGACGTCGCCGACCGGCCCTGCCCCCGGATCGCGAGCCACTCGTTCCAGGACGTGACCACCACGACCCTGGGCTTGAATTTCTTGACCAGCTCGAACTGGCGCGCCATGTACGCGCCGCCCTCGCGGCCCTGGCGCTTGGACGTCGGGTCGCTCATGTACGTCGACTGCGTCGCGACCGCGACGCTCATCTGCTCCGGCTTGCCGTTGTGCATGAAGGGCTGGTACCGGTCCCCGGTTCTCAGGTTCTGCTTGAAGGTCCACAGATTCGGGTCGTTGGTCAGGCCCCACATCTTGCGGACCGTGAACGCGTCGTACACGCCGCCCGTGGGGATCGCCACCTTGGCCTGGTCGCCCACGAGCAGCAGCTTCTTGCCCTCGTAGTCCAGGAACACGCGCGCGGGGAAGGCGTCGTAGAGCTCGCGCTTCAGCTGCGCGACGTCCGCGGTCGTCCGCGCCCAGGGCACGACCTTGGGGTGGTACTTGAGCCGCGCGTAGACCTCGCACACGGCCTTGAGGCCCTTGAGCCCCGCGGTGTTGCCGTTGGTCAGGTCGACCGCGATGAAATCGACGCCCGCCGCGACCAGGAGCCGCGCGTGGTACGTGATCAGCGGCACGTTGGGTTTGCCGCCCGGCGCAAACTTGTACTGATTCCAGTCGCCGTTGGCGAATTGCGGGTGGCCCCACCAATGCAGCGCGGGCCCTCCGGGCGGGGCGTTCAGGCCCTCCGTCTGCGTCTTGGTCGCGTACGGCGGAAAGTCGTCGAACCAGGTGCTGTACATGATGCCGACGAGCCTGCCTCCGGGGTTGGCCAGCACGGGCGGCGCCACGTCGTCCCCGGCGGCGACGGGCGCGCCCGCCGGCGCGCGAACGGGGGCCGGCCGCGGCGCCTTGGCTTTGGGTTTCAGCTCTGGTTTCTTGATCGGCTTCCGCGCGGGCTTTTGTCCGGGCTTTTGTCCGGGAGTCGTCGCGGGCTGTGGTGCGTCGGGCTGTGCGTCGGGACGTGTCGCGGGCTGTGGTGCGTCGGGCTGTGCGTCGGGGGGCGTCGTCGCGAGTTGCGCGTCGGGTTGCGTCGTCGTCGCGGGCTGTGGTGCGTCGGGGGGCGTCGCGGGTTGTGCGGCCGCGTCCGAAACAACCAGGCCACGCCTGCGGTACATTGCGACGACGGCCACGACGACGGCCACGACGATGGCCGCGACGATGGCCGCGACGATGGCGACCACGACCACGGCAGTCATACCATTCGCGCGTACTTTATTTTAGGGTCAAGTCCACCATGTCTGCCGCGAGCCGCGTGCCCCACTTTGCGACCTCGAACATCGGGCGCACGAACAGTTCGGTCGCGTCCGCGAGCTCGACCTCGACCTCGTACGTGGGCTCGTCGTTGTCCAGGTCGCGGCCGTTGCCCGTGACGCGCGTCAGGTCGAAGCTCCAGCACTTGTACGCGTACGAGTGGCGGTGCTTGCGTCGTTCGATGCACGTCTGCGCGACCCCGATCGCCGGGGGTTCGCGGGTTTCGAGGGACAGACTCGCGCGCGTCGTCCACGGCACGCCCTGGACGTCCGGTTGGATGTCGAGGTCGAACAGGCGCTTCTTGTGAACGCCGGTCGCGACGCCGGTCGCGTCGTCGGTCACGTGTTTGTGCCCCGCGTAGATGCGCTCCGTGGTGCGCGTCTCCGTCGACGCGAGGCCCGACGCGTCGAGTCCCGCCTTGATGCGCGCCCACGCCTCGGCGGACACGCCCGCGGAGAAGCGGCCGTTCGAGTGGTGCCCCAGGCGGAACTCGAGTTCCAGGCGCTCGTGGCCGTACTTGGAGATCGCGGCCTTGAGGCGCGACGCGATCGTCTGGTCCGCGGCAGACGCGCAGTCCGCGGCCGGCGCGTGGCCCGTCGTCGTCGTCATGTTTTGAAACGCGTCGTCGTGCGCGCGCGGAATCCTTAAGCCAACTTTTTTTTGGGGTGCTACGGTATGGACGCCGCCGGGCACATTGTTTTGCCCGTACTTTTGTGCATCGCGGCCCTCGTCGTCGTCGTCGTCCTAAAGCGTGCGGAGACGTTTTCGCTGCCCCGCCGCACATCGCCAAAGGCCGTGCCCGCGCCGAAGGCGTCGCCCGTCCAGTCGGCAGCGAAGCTCGCGGGCGACGCGTGCACAAAGGCCCTCGCAAACTACGTGTTCGACAACATGCACCTCATGAAGGCGGTGGGACAGAAGGTCACGCGGCGGTTCACCGCGTGCGATACCCGGCGAGACGCGTCCATGACCCGGCTGCCGGACGTCGGCGGGAAGCGCGTGCTGCGGCTGTCCGGCGCGCGCCCCGACGGCACGCCGTTCGAGGTCACGTGTGCGAACCGCGAGGAGTGCCTCGTGGGCTGGGCCAAGGGCGTCGGCCGCTTCTGGGACAAGCAGTCGGAGTCGGCGCGCAAGGGCCAGCGCGCGCCCTGGATCTTCACGGACAAGCAGCGCTTCGTGGTCGTGACCAAGGACGTCCCCGAGCGGTGCAAGGGCGTGATCGCGATGATGAAGGCGTCGCAGCCGGGGCCGTACGTGTGCGTCAAGCCGCTGGTCCTCGTGCGCGGCATGATGCAGTGGGAAGACGTCAACCGCGTGTACGTGATCACCCAGGAACCCGCGCGCGGCCGCGAGTACGACCGCTTCGTGCAGGCCGGCGGCGACCCGGCGAACTGGTTTGCGTACAGCGGGAACCTCCAGCTGGTGCAGCTCATGTACATGCAGGGCCTGATGGCCCGCGCGGGGCGGCTGTTCATGCGCGCCATGGAGCGCCTGCCGCCGTCGACGCAGGTCGCGCGCGTCGCGAGCGCCATCCGCAAGACGTTCGCCGACCCCGGCGCGGTGTACGCGTCCGGGGGCTCCGGCGAAAAGCTCACGTGGCAAGGCGTCGGCAACCGGTGGGGCGTCGCCATGAAACTGCGCGGCGCGCGCAAGGACATGGACGACGCCGACTTCGCGGGCCTGTACCTCAGCGGCGCGGCGGTGGCCAAGCCGCTCATGGTCACGGTCGTCCACGAGTTCGCGCACCACATCGACTTTGTCGCGAACGACGAGTTCATCGGCGGGCACAACTACGGGTTCTGGAGCCTGCTCCGGTTCTTCGAGCTCACGATGGTCGCGGCCGGCATGATTCGGTACGACTGGCGCACCAACGCCAAGAACTACGACGCCGCGGGGTACGGCGGCTTCGACCCGTTCTACCAGCGCGACTGGTACCGCATCCAGGCCGAGGTCCGCGCCAAGGGCGGCACCAAGGAAGACCTCGCGCGCAAGGGCGGCGCGATGGGCGCGGACAGGGGCTCGTACGAGAAGACCGTGTGGGACGACATGTGGGCCGACGTGTCGAACAACGACCGCAACGCGGACAAGGTCGTCATGCAGCGCTTCAAAGACCTGGTCAAAGGCCTGTCGATGGCGTGACTGCTCTCCTTAGCTCAGGGGTAGAGCGCTCGACTGTAATCGGCGGCGTGCGTGGCGTAATCGAGATGTCCCTGGTTCGATTCCGGGAGGGGAGACTTTTTGCGCGCGGCTGTCAGGGCCGCACGGGCGCGGCTGTCAGGGCCGCACGGGCGCGGCTGTCAGGGCCGCACGGGCGCGGCTGTCAGGGCCGCACGGGCGCGGCTGTCAGGGCCGCACGGGCGCGGCTGTCAGGGCCGCACGGGCGCGGCTGTCA